CTATTTGATGTAAGATATCAATTAAGATTAAATGACTTGTATGATTTTTCTTCAACGTCTGTAATCAATTATGATATTGTATTAAGACACTTAGACTTTTTAGATCACATATTAGTAGGTGAAAAACCATTAAGATTTAATCAACACGAAAATAGATTATACATTGATATGGATTGGACAAACGATTTGCAAACAGATGAATGGTTAGTTATAGAAGCATATCGTAAACTTGATCCCGCAACATATACAGATGTATGGAATGATATCTATTTAAAGAGATATACAACACAATTATTTAAAAAACAATGGGGTGCTAATCTATCTAAGTTTAATGGAGTTACAATGGTTGGTGGTGTAACTTTAAATGGTCAACAAATTTACAGCGAAGCACAAGCAGATTTAGATAAACTAGAAAAAGAAATTAGAGAATCATACGAATTGAATCCAACTTTTATGATAGGATAATGATATGCCAGTTAATCATTACTTTCAAGGTGGCAACGGCATTGGTGATCAAAACGAAAAAAGATTATACGAAGATTTAATTGTTGAAGGCCTAAAGATATATGGCCACGATGTTTATTACCTGCCACGTACACTAGTCAATAGAGATTTAATACTAGGAGAAGATACTACTTCTAGGTTTGATGACTCTTGGTTAATTGAAATGTATATTGAAACGTCTGAAGGATTTGCAGGTTCACAAGAATTAATATCTAAATTTGGATTAGAGATTAGAGAAGACACTACATTTATGGTGTCTAAAAGAAGTTGGGAATATCAAGTAGGTCAAAAAGCAAGCTTAATTGCTTCTGGAAGACCAAACGAAGGTGATATTATTTTTTATCCATTAATGAATTCCTTTTTTGAAATTCAATTTGTTGAAGATCAGGAACCTTTCTTTGCATTAGGACAATTACCAGTTTACAAATTAAGAGTAACACGTTGGGAATACAGTTCAGAACAATTAAATACAGGCAATTCTCAAATTGATGATAATGAAACTGCTTATTCACTAGACAGATTAGCATATCAATCTGCTTTAGAAAATGGAACATTTGGTGCTGTTTTAGGAAATCCAGTTGTAACAGGAGATCAAGTTACCTCGATACCGGTTATATCAGGTGGAGAGGGATATATTACAGCCCCAACCATTACTATATCTAGTCCTTCTGCTACAATAAATGCTGTAGCATCAGCAAATGTAACTGGAGATACATTGACCTCATTTAATATTGATAACATAGGTCGTGGATATAGTTCAGTTCCTACCTTAACATTAACTTATGTGTCAACAGATACTTCAACTAAAACAGATGAAACAGCAATTATAACGTTAACAGATGGACAAGTAACTGCAATTTCTGTGCCAACAATTAATGACATTTCTTCTGTTACAAGTGTATCTATATCCAGTCCTGGTGGTGCTGTTACAGCAACTGCTCAGGCGATTTTATCAAATGGAGTTATTGATAGAATTAATATTACAGTAGATGGTTCAAGTTATTTAGGATTGTCACCTACAGTTACTATATCAGAAAATACAGATGCTACAGGATCATTATTATTAGAAAATGATAGTGCAGATGGTCAAGTTCAATACTTTATTAATGAAGATTTTGATATACAAACTCAATCGACCTATGCAAACAATACTGATTTAGATACTGAAGCAGGATTTGATACAGCTTCAACTTTAGATGATATATTAGATTTTGAAGAACGTAATCCATTTGGAGAGGTAGATTTATAATGTTTGGAAAATATTTTTATAACGAAGGTATGAGAAAAACGACAATTGCGTTTGGTCAAATCTTTAATAACATACAAATCAAAAGAAAAGACTCAAACAATACAGTTGTACAAACTATTCGAGTGCCATTAGCATATGCACCAAAAGAAAAGTTTTTAACGAGATTAGATCAACAACCAAATTTAAATGAAAGAGAAATGGCAATCACGTTACCACGTATGTCATTTGAAATATCAGGAATACAATATGACGGTGCTCGTAAATTAACAAGAGTACAGAAATATAAAACAGTCAAATCAAATATTGAAGGTAAAATATTAGATTACAATTATACTCCTGTTCCATATGATATATCATATAATTTAAATGTTTTTACAGCAACAGCAGAAAGTGGATTACAAATTATAGAACAAATCTTACCTTTCTTTCAACCTGATTATACTGTAACAATCAATCAGGTTCCTGAATTAAATATTAAAAGAGATGTACCTATAATTTTAAATAATATACAATATGAAGATTCATATGATGGTGCTTTTACACAAAGACGTGCTGTAATTTATTCTTTAAGTTTTACAGCAAAAACTTATCTATATGGACCAGCATCAACACAAAAAGTTATTAAAACAGTACAAGCAGATATTGGTACAGATACAGATTCTCCTTTAACAAGAGAAGAAAGAATTATTATAACACCTAATCCAACAAGTGCTGACGCAAATGATGATTTTGGATTTACAACTACAATAAATTTTTATAATGATGGAAAACGATATGATCCAGAATCAGGAAATGATATATAATGAGTAAATTAGAAGATAGAGTTAATGAAATATTAGGTGTCGAAACAAAAACACCTGTTGAGAAAAAAGAATTTAAACCTCTAGTCCCACGTAGAGAAAATAAAGAATCTCCAGACGTTGATAACGATTACAAGTATAGTAGAGAAAACTATTACAATCTGATAGAAAGAGGACAAGAAGCCATAGAAGGCATACTTGATGTTGCACGTGAAGGACAACATCCGAGAGCCTATGAGGTGGCTGGTGCCTTAATTAAAAACGTTGCGGACACCGTAGATAAACTACAAGACTTACAAAAGAAACTTAAAGACCTAAAAGAGTTACCTAAAACGGCAAGTGCTAATATAAAAAACGCATTATTTGTTGGATCAACCGCTGAATTACAGAAAATGTTAAAAAATGAAAATATTAAAAGCAAAACGATCACACCCGAACAAGACGATACTGAAGATAAGTGATTTAGTTTATAATAAACATTACGAAAAATATAAAACTAAATTAGATCAAGGTGTTGATGTGATAACTGATATAATGGAAAATCCTATCGAGGTTATAAAACATAAAATAATATCAACTCCTAGATTTGGTGCTTTAGGTGTAAGATATAAAGAAAAAGAATTTAGTGTGTATAAAGGAAGTCAAAGAGTAACAAGAGCTTTACAATTAGGTTATACACATATAGAGGCAATAATTAATGAGTAATGATGCATATTTGGGAAACCCTAATCTTAAAAAAGTAAACACTCCTGTAGAGTTTACACAAGAACAGATTGTTGAATATCAAAAGTGTGCCAATGATCCTCTATATTTTATGGAAAACTATATAAGGATTGTATCACTTGACGAAGGACTTGTACCTTTTAAAATGTATGACTTTCAAAAGAAGATAGTTAATACAATTCATAATAATAGATTTACAATATGTAAACTTCCAAGGCAGTCAGGTAAATCAACAACAACTATTTCTTATCTATTACATTATGCCTTATTTAATCCTAATTCAAACATAGCCCTACTTGCCAATAAATCATCTACTGCCAGAGATATATTAAGTAGATTACAATTAGCCTATGAAAATTTACCAAAGTGGATGCAACAAGGTGTTATTAATTGGAACAAAGGTAATATTGAATTAGAAAACAAATCAACCATTGTGGCGGCCGCTACTTCTTCAAGTGCTATTCGAGGTGGTTCTTATAATATAATATTCCTTGATGAGTTTGCTTTCGTTCCTACAAATATTGCCGAATCTTTCTTTAGTTCAGTTTATCCTACAATATCATCTGGTAAAAATACAAAGATGATTATTGTATCAACCCCTTATGGTATGAATCAGTTTTACAAATTATGGACAGATGCTGAAAATAAAAGAAACGATTATATACCTATAGAAGTACATTGGTCGGAAGTTCCTGGTAGAGATGAGGCCTGGAAAGAACAAACAATTAGAAACACATCACCTGAGCAATTTCAACAAGAGTTTGAATGTGAATTTTTAGGCTCTGTTAATACACTTATAAGTCCTGCTAAAATTAAAAATATGGCTTATATGAATCCTTTAAAGTCTTCAGGTAGTGTAGAAGTATTTGAGGCACCAATCAAAGGTCACACATACATATGTACCGTTGACGTATCCAGAGGTGTGGATAAAGATTATTCTGCCTTTATAGTATTTGATGTCACACAAATGCCTTACAAGGTGGTGGCCTTATATAAAGACAATGAAGTAAAACCATTTGTCTTTCCTAATATTATAGAACAAGTCTGTAAAGGATACAATAGAGCACATATATTAACCGAAGTCAATGATATAGGCCAACAAATTGCTGAAGCTTTACAGTTCGAAATTGAATATGACAATCTTATGATGACAACTCAAAAAGGTCGTGCTGGTCAAATACTAGGTGCTATGTATAGTGGCCGAGGTACATCTTTAGGTGTTCGTATGACTAAACAGATTAAACGAATAGGTTGTGCCAATATAAAGACATTGATAGAGGGTGACAAATTAATAATTAACGCCTTTAAGATTATAGAAGAAATATCTACCTTTGCTAAAAGAGGTCAAAGTTATCAGGCCGAAGATGGGGCAAATGACGACTTGATGATGTGTTGTGTTATATTTGGCTGGGTGTCAAATCAACCTTATTTTAAAGAATTAACTAACACAAATGCTCGTCAACAAATGTATGTGGAACAACAAAATTTGATAGAGCAAGATATGGCTCCGTTTGGATTTTTAGATGATGGTATCAATGACCATGAACAGGCTACGGTTGATGAATACGGAGATGTATGGCATCCGGTAGATATTCGTAAAGGTATGTAATTTTGTGGTATTATAAATATCTACAAGAATGAAACTTTGACTATGGGCGTATGAATAATACGAGTTTTGAACAACAAAAATGCAATTAGCTAATTAAAAGAGGAGAATAAACCTATGGCATTTCAAGTATCACCAGGTGTTCTCGTACAAGAAAAAGACTTAACTAGAATTATACCTGCAGTATCAACATCTATTGGTGCTATTGCTGGCGAATTTCGTAAAGGACCTTTAGATGAGGTCGTGGCTATCTCTAGTGAACAAGAGCTTGTAGATACGTTCGGTAAACCAGATTCAAATAACTTTGAATATTTTTTTACTGCTGCTAACTTTCTACAATACTCTAATGCTTTAAGAGTAGTACGAGCTACCAATTCAAGCGTAACCAACGCTACTGCTAATGGTTCAAGTATAACTATCAATAATAATGATGACTATACTTCAAACTATTCAACAGGTCAAGCGGCTGTTGGTGCGTGGGCAGCTAGAACAGCAGGAGCGTGGGGTAATAACCTATCTGTTTCTGTTTGTGAAACAGCAGCTGCCTTTGAAGAACAAGGCGTAACAACTGTAAATGACGCTGCTACAGCAGTTGGCGACACTACAGTAATTTTAGATGATTCATCAGGTATTGCAGTAGGCGACATTGTAGCATTTTCAACTACAGCGGCTACTAACGATTATACTGACGGATTTGAATATAGAGTAACAGCAAACGACTCAGGAACAAACACTATTACTTTTGTAAGAAAAGAATCAGGAACAGGCGGATTAAATGCTGCTTTAACTGATGGTGTTAATGTTAGAAGAAGATGGAGATATTATGACTCTGTTGACGGTGCTCCAGGCACTTCACCTTATGCTTCAGCAAGAGGTGGTTCTAATGATGAAATGCACGTTGTAGTCATTGACGAAGACGGTGGCATTTCAGGTACTGTTGGTCAAGTTATTGAAACTTACTCTAAAGTATCAAAAGGTGCTGACGCTAAAACAAGCGAAGGCGGAACAAACTACTATCCAAGTGTTATCTTTAATAGATCAGCATATATTTACTGGATGGATCACTCAACACTAGGCGTTACAAATGGTTTTGGTTCTAATGTTGCTAGCAAAGATTTTGATAGCACATCAGCAATTGAATTACCAGTAACAAACTCTCTATCTGCAGGTTCTAATGGTACAGCTGTAACAGCAGGCCAATTAAAAACTGCTTATGAGAAGTTCCAAGACGCTGAAACTGTTGACGTTGGTTTAATCATTGGTGGTAAAACACCTAATGAAACAATTGGAACTCCAGGCGATGGTAAAAATCACGTAAATGATCTTTTACAAATTGCTGAGGACAGAAAAGACGCTATTGCGTTTGTTTCACCTCCAAGAAACCACGTTGTTGATATAACTAATACAACTACAATCACTAATAATATCATTAACTTCTATGAAGATATTAATTCTTCTTCATATGTTGTTTTTGATAGTGGTTACAAATATATGTACGACAGATATAATGATGTATATAGATATGTACCATTAAATGGTGATATGGCTGGTTTGGCTGCTAGAACAGACTTAACAGCTGACGCTTGGTACTCACCTGCTGGCTTTAACAGAGGTCAAGTAAGAGGCGTAGTTAAATTAGCTTACAATCCAACTAAAGCACAAAGAGATCAATTGTATCCTAAGAGAGTTAATCCTGTGGCATTTTTCCCAGGACAAGGTACAGTTCTTTTCGGTGACAAAACTGGATTATCAGCGCCGTCTGCATTTGATAGAATCAACGTAAGAAGATTGTTTATTGTACTAGAAAAAGCAATCTCTACAGCTTCTAAATTCCAACTCTTTGAGTTCAATGATGAATTTACAAGAGCTAACTTTAGAAATATCGTAGAGCCATTCTTACGAGAAGTACAAGGTAGACGAGGTATCACAGACTTCCTAGTAGTATGTGATGAAACTAACAATACAGGCGAAGTAATTGACCGTAATGAGTTTATAGCAGAAATCTTTATTAAACCTGCTAGATCGATTAACTTTATTACACTTCAATTCATCGCAACCAGAACTGGCGTCAGCTTTGACGAAGTTGCTGGCGGTTAATAGTAGAGAAGGAGAATAAAATATGCCAAACATAAACGACTTCAAAGCTAAACTTGCTGGCGGTGGCGCAAGAGCCAATCAGTTTAAGGTAATAATGCCTTTTCCTGGTTACGCACAAGTTGGTGGCGAAATAGAAGACCTAGCTTTTTTATGTCAAGGAACATCAATTCCAGCTATGACGGTTACAAATGTAAACGTAGCCTTTAGAGGTAGAAACATAAAAATAGCAGGTGATAGAACAATTGATGAATGGTCTGTGACTGTTTACAATGACACAAACTTTAAGTTAAGAAATGCTTTTGAAAGATGGCAAAACGGTATCAACAATATGTCTGATAACGAAGGCTTAACTAATCCAGTTGATTATCAAGTGGATGCGTTTGTAGATCATTTAGACAGAAATGGTAATACAATTAAATCCTATACGTTGAGAGGAGCATTCCCGACATCTATTGGTGAAATTGCATTAGACTATGATGAAAAAACGGCTATTGAAACGTTCCCGGTAACATTTCAATACCAATACTTTGAAACAAATACTACAACTTAATATTAGTAAAGGTGGCCTGGTTCTCCAGGCCGCCTTTTTAAAACTCTTATAAGTAGTAGTAAGGAGAATATAAATTATGGCTGAATTATTTGGATTTAGTATTACAAGGGCTAAAAAACAAGCCGATCCAAAACAAAGTTTCACAACAACCCAAGCAGATGACGGTACACAAACGGTTGCCGCTGGAGGTTATTTTGGTCAGTACCTTGATATGGAAGGTACGGCAAAGAGTGAGGCGGATTTAATACGTAGATATAGAGAAGTAGCATTACACCCCGAGTGTGATATGGCAATTGAAGATATTGTCAACGAAGCTATTGTCGCTAATGAATTGAAAGACGCTGTAAGAGTAAATGTATCAGATTTGCCTTACGGACAAGAAGTAAGAAGAAAAATAGAAGACGAATTTAAGCAAGTATTAAGATTATTAAACTTTAATACAAAAGGCCACGACATCTTTAGAAGATGGTACGTAGATGGCAGAATTTATTATCACAAAATTATAGATAGAAATTCACCTGTAAAAGGTATTACAGAATTAAAATATATTGATCCTCGTAAAGTTAAAAAGATTAGAGAGATCAGAAAGAAAAGACCAGACGGACCTGTTCCACACGGCCTTTCAGTAGTAGATGAGTATGTTGAATACTTTGTTTATAATGAAAAAGGTGTTTCTGGTTCAACTTCAGGTGCTGGTATTAAAATAGCACCAGACACAATTGCTTTTTGCCCTTCAGGATTAATTGACCAAAACAAAAATATGGTATTGTCTTATTTACATAAGGCGATTAAACCTGTTAATCAATTAAGAATGATAGAAGACGCTACTGTTATTTACAGAATAGCAAGAGCACCAGAAAGAAGAATATTTAAGATTGACGTTGGTAATCTACCAAAAGTAAAAGCTGAACAATATCTACGTGATGTAATGGCAAGATATAGAAACAAACTTGTTTATGACGCTTCTACAGGTGAGATTAGAGATGATAGAAACTATATGTCAATGTTAGAAGACTTTTGGTTACCAAGTAGAGAGGGTGGTAGAGGTACAGATATTACTACACTACCTGGCGGCCAAAATTTAGGAGAAATTGCTGATATAGAATACTTTAGAGCAAAACTTTATAGAAGTTTAAATGTTCCGGCAAGTAGATTAGAAGCAAATCAAGGATTTAATTTAGGTAGAGCTTCAGAAATTACTAGAGATGAATTGAAGTTTACTAAATTTGTTCAAAGATTAAGAAAGAAATTTACTGAACTTTTTAATGATTTATTAAGAACACAATTAATCTTAAAAGGTATTATAAGTGAAGACGATTGGTATACAGTAAGAGATAGTATTAATTATGATTTCTTACAAGATGGCCATTTCGCCGAATTAAAACAAACAGAAATGTTAAGAGAAAGATTAGCATTAGCCAATGAAATGAGAGATTACATTGGTAAGTATTTTTCTGTAGAATATGTTAGAAAAAATGTACTTAAACAAAACGAAAGAGAAATTGAGAATATGGATAAACAAATCAAAAAAGAAATTGATGACGGCATTATTGCTAGTCCTACAGCTCAATCTTCCGATTTAGAAAATATATAAAAGGAGTAAATTATGGCAGATATAAATGACAACACAAAAAACTTTATAGATCAGTTATCACAAGGTAACAGCATAGATGCTGGAGAAGCATTTAAAGACGCTTTAAGAGATAAAGTAGCAAATGCTTTGGATAATGCTAGAAAAGATATTGCTGGTAATATGTTTAATGGAAATGTTGAGGCAGCAGATTATAGCGACCCTAAACCGGTTGTAGCAGATCCAGGAACTTTTAATCCAGACGGTTCAATTTCGCCAACTACAACAGCAGGACAATCTGCTGATGGTGAAGCACAAATAGACTTATCACAAGGTGTAGAAGATGCAGGTGAGCCGAATAGTTAAAGAAAACTTACAAATAGATTCTAAAGCATTTAAGGAATTAAGTCCTAAAATGAAAGAAGCTGTAAGTGATATATTTAAATTGATTGAAAAAGAACAAGGTAATGCTATTAAAAGATTTGAAAATGCTGTTAATAAGATAGCAGAATTTCATAATATTAATTTAGAAGAATTTGATGAATATTTTGATAAAGAAATATTAGAACAATTAGGAGAAAAATAAAATGGCAACATTTATAATAAAAGGTTCTGCTACAACTAACGTTACGGACAATGATATTGGCGGAGCTGTTTTTGTTAGATGTGTAGCAACAGCTAATGCTCAAACAGTAACATTAAAAGAAGACGGTGGTTCAGTAACTATTGGAACTGCTTATTTACATTTAGCGGGTGATGAAATCATTATAGAAAAACACCCTACAGATGAAGTTACATTTGCAGGTTCAGTAGCGGCTGTTGGCTCACCGAGAAGTTAAATAATTGTAGTTTATAGATAAAAAAGTTTATAAATATATACATAAGAGAGAGAATTTATGAAACTTATTTCCGAAGAAGTACAAAACGCCGAATATCTTATAGAAGAAAATAACGGCAAAAAAGAATACAAGATAAGAGGTGTATTCTTACAATCTGAAATTAAAAATAGAAATGGAAGAGTCTATCCTAGAGAAATCTTGGTTAGAGAAGTGAATCGATACACAAAAGAATTTATCAATAAAAATAGAGCCTTTGGCGAGTTAGGACATCCTGACGGACCGACTGTTAATTTAGAAAGAGTTTGTCATATGGTTAAGTCATTGAAACAGGACGGCAAAGATTTTATTGGTGAGGCAAAAATTATGGACACACCATACGGAAAGATCGTAAAAGGTCTTATTGACGAGGGTGCTCAATTAGGAGTATCTAGTCGAGGTATGGGGTCTTTAATACAAAGAAACGGTGTAAACTATGTAAAAGATGATTTTTACTTAGCTACGGCCGCTGATATTGTGGCAGATCCATCTGCTCCAGACGCTTTCGTAGAAGGTATTATGGAGAGTAAAGAATGGATTTGGGACAATGGTGTACTCAAGGAAAAAGACATAGAATCTTGGAAAAATCAAGTCCGTACCGCTAGACAGCGTTCATTAGAAGAAGCTAAATTAAAAGTCTTCGAATCGTTTCTTAAAAAGCTGTAGTTTTATAAATATATCTACAAAGAAAATTTATAAACGTTTATAAAGAAAAAAAGGAGATTTTCAATGGCCGAAACAGAAAAAACTATTGAGGCGATGGAACAAGAAGCTGTATTAGAAGCTAACGCTGCTAATCCGCAAGCTGATGCTCCAAAAAAGAATGCTGTAGCGGCTGAACCTTCTCATCTGAAAAATGATGCTGAAGATTTAGGCTCAGCGGTTACTAAACCGACTGACAGCAATCCTGACGCCACAAAGAAAATAAGTCAAGTTTCTGGTGATCCTCAACAAAAAGCTCAAGGTTCAGCTGACGCTATGCCTAAGCTAAAAGAGGAAGAAGAAACTGATTCGGATGAGAAAAAATCTGAAGTTAAAGAAGGTGAAATGCCTAAGGCAGCACTAGACGCTCTTAAAAAATCGCAAGATAAAAAAGAGATGTCACACGAAGACGAAAAGAAAAAAGATATGAAAGAAGAATCTGAAGAAGATTTAATTGACGTATCTGCAGACGTTGAAGCTTTAACTAAAGATGAAGACTTATCGGAAGACTTCAAAGCAAAAGCATCTACAATCTTTGAAGCTGCTCTGAAATCAAAAGTTTCAGAAATGAAGAAAAAGATGAATGCTAGTTATGAAGAAAAATTAAAAGAAGAAACTGAAGCTCAGAAAGCTGAACTTACTGAAAAAGTTGATTCATACTTAAACTACGTAGTTGAAGAATGGATGAAAGAGAACTCTATCGCTATCGAAAGAGGAATCAAAGGTGAGATCGCTGAAGACTTTATTTCTGGCTTAAAGAAATTGTTTGAAGATCATTACATTGATGTTCCAGATGAGAAATACAATGTACTAGAAGATCAAGCAAACAAAATTGAAGAGCTTGAAAAGAAACTTAACGAACAAGTAGAAAAGAATGTTGAACTAAACAAAGCAAATGGCGAAATGAAAAGACAAGACATCATTGATGAAATGTCTGCTGATTTAGCTGACACTGCTAAAGAGAAATTCAACAAACTTGCTGAAGAAGTTGAGTATTCTAATGAGAAAGACTTTACAACTAAAGTTGCAACTATCAAAGAAAGTTACTTTGGTAAAAAAGTTGAAGCTAGTGGTAATGAGATAGATGATGTAGCGGCAGGCGAATCTTCACAACCTGAAGATTTATCTAATGCTATGGCTGCTTATACCGCCGCTATAAGTAAAACAAAAGACATTAAATTGTCGAAATAATAAAACGGGAGATAAAAACAAATGTATTTATCAGAACAATACGAAAAAAAATGGCAGCCAGTCCTAGAACACGCTGATCTTCCAAAGATCACGGATTCTTACAGACGTGCCGTTACTGCTACTATCTTGGAAAACCAAGAGAGAGCATCAAAAGAAGACGCTGCTTTCTTAAATGAAGCTGCTCCAACTAACGCAACTGGTTCATCAGTTCAAAATTGGGATCCAATCCTAATTTCTTTAGTTAGAAGAGCTATGCCTAATTTGATTGCTTACGATATTGCTGGCGTTCAGCCAATGACTGGACCAACTGGCCTTATCTTTGCTATGAGAAGCAGATATACTAACCAATCAGGTACTGAAGCATTATTTGACGAAGCTGACACAGATTTCTCTAGTAGAAATGCTGCTGGTGACTCAACTGCCGCTTCTGGACCAACTCAATCTGGTGCAAACCCAGGTTTATTAAATGATGATCCTGCTGGTGCTTACACTAGAGGCCAAGGTATGGCAACTGCTACTGCTGAAGCTTTAGGTGATTCTGCTAATAACGCTTTTGCTCAAATGGCTTTCTCAATTGAGAAATCAACTGTGACTGCTAAGTCAAGAGCTCTTAAAGCTGAGTACACTATGGAACTTGCACAAGACCTTAAAGCAATCCACGGTTTAGACGCTGAAACAGAATTGGCTAACATCCTATCTGCTGAGATCCTTGCGGAAATCAATAGAGAAGTTGTAAGAACAATTTACATCAACGCTGAAATCGGTGCATCAGACAACGCTTCTACAGCGATTGGTTCTGTTAATGCTATCAACACAACTACTGCTGGTATCTTTGATTTAGATACAGACTCAAACGGTAGATGGTCAGTTGAGAGATTTAAAGGCCTAATGTTCCAAGTTGAGAGAGAAGCAAACGTTATCGCTCAAAGAACAAGAAGAGGTAGAGGAAATATGATTATCTGTTCTTCAGATGTCGCTTCTGCACTTCAAATGGCTGGCGTGTTAGACTACACACCTGCTCTTAACAATAACCTAAACGTTGACGACACAGGTAATACTTTTGCTGGTGTATTAAACGGTAAGTACAAAGTGTACATTGATCCATATAGTGCTAATAACGCTGCTGCTCAATACTTTGTTGTAGGTTACAAAGGTACTTCACCATATGATGCTGGTATATTCTACTGCCCATATGTACCTCTACAAATGGTAAGAGCTGTTGGTCAGGACACTTTCCAACCTAAAATTGGGTTCAAAACAAGATACGGCTTACAAGCAAACCCATTTGCTGAAGCAGGCGTATCTGACAATGCTGTAATCAATGGCGCTGGTAATGCTAACGCTAACAGATACTACAGAAGAGTCAAAGTAGCGAACTTAATGTAATCATTTTGATTTATTTAAAAAGGGCGGCCTAAAAAACCGCCCTTTTTTTATGCACTAAATACAGGACAACTATGAAGAAAATACTAATTCAATACTTTTACATATTCATTATAACACTAATAATTTTGCTTATTTTTACTTGGGCAAATGCTTGTGAAGTAGAAAAAATTAAAGTAGATGAAACACTACCCATATGTGAAGAATACCAAGTATCTACTGAAGAAAACCCTTGTAAAAAAGACGGTGAAAGTATAAGTGTTATAGGTGAGGCCATTAAGAAACTAGGTGAATCAGGAACACTTCCTAAATAGTATATAAATAGTAATATGACAACTACAAAATCATATAGTAGGCAACCAACGGCACAAGATTATGCCAGCCCCACACAGTTTAAATTTAACATACTTAAATTACCAAAAGTAGAATATTTTTGTACAGCAGTAAATATACCAGGTATAACACTTGGTGGTAATATTACACAGCAGACACCTTTTAAAGATTTACCTTTGCCTGGTGATAAATTAACTTATGAAGCTTTAAATATGACATTTTTAGTTGATGAAAATTTAGAAAACTTCCAAGAAATACACGGTTGGTTAGTCGGTTTAGGTTTTCCACGTGACTATTCAGAATTTAGAGGTTTGGTTTCAGCTGGTGATGATAGATTTCCAGCCAAAAATCAGTCTATCAGTACAGAACCAGGTAAAGTAAAATATGGTTCACCTAATGTTGGTGGTACATATTCAGACGCCACACTTACTGTATTAACAAGTAAAAATAATCCTCAATTAGAAGTAAGATTTAGAAATGTGTTTCCTACTTCATTGACAGGACTAGACTACAATCAACAAGCAACAGATGTTGAATATTTGACGGCAACTGTTAACTTTAATTATGAAATATATGACTTTGCTACTGTAGGTTCATCTACAACTAGCGTTACAACATCATAAAAACTTTACTTTTAAAAGCTTTTGTGATAAAATGGAGATATTATGGATTTAGAAAAACTACAAGAACAGGCCGATAAAGACCTAAAAATTAATGATACAGAACTAGATTTAGAATCATTAAAGACACCTCAATTACACAATCAATATATAAAACACTTAACAAAGTATAAGTTAATGTTGAGTCGTGCTGAAACTGAATATAATATTATGAAAAAGGAAAAGTGGGAATATTATACAGGAAAGGCAGACGCTTCTGTATATGCCGAAAAACCTTTTGATTTAAAAATATTAAGAACAGATATAGACAAATATTTAGATTCAGATATTGATTTACAAAAACAAAAACAAAAAGTTGACTATTTAAACACTACAGTTGATTTTTTAGATAGAACAATTAGACAAATAGGTAATAGAGGTTTTACTATTAAAAACGCCATAGACTGGAGAAAGTTTACAAGTGGTGCTATTTAACAATGTTTTTAAATACTTCTCATTATATAAAAGAACTAGCCTTTTCACAATCTTTTTGTGATAATATAATAAAAGTAGGCCAAAATAAGAAACTAGAAAAAGCAAAAATAACTAGCGGTAATCAATCAAATAGAAATTCTAAAATTTCATTTATTAAAGATAGAAATATAGAAACAGAAATAACTAAAGTAATAAATGAAGCAAATGAGAAATCTGGTTGGAACTTTTTATTAAGAGAGTTTGAACCATTACAATATACAGTTTATAATAAAAATGATTTTTATGATTGGCATATAGATAGTCGTTTAAAACCATATGATAATGGTTTAATTAGAAAGTTAAGTTTTACTATTTGTTTAAATGATGATTATGATGGTGGTTTATTTGAACTATGTTCTCCACACCCTATCAATGAAAAGAATATAATAACATCACACTTTTTAAAAAAAGGTTCAATAATAATTTTTCCCTCACATATCTGGCACAAAGTACACAAAGTAACATCCGGTGTTAGAAAAACTTTAGTTGGCTGGATAGTAGGAAAACCATTTGTATAATGACTACAACAAGATATTTAATTATAGATAAAAAAGATGAAGTCTATTTAAAGATAGAGGCAGACGCCGATATTCGTAGAGAACTTGGTGAATACTTTACATTTGAAGTGCCTGGTTATAAGTTTATGCCCCAATATCGCAATAGGGTATGGGACGGAAAAATAAGATTATTCAGTTATGCCACAGGTCAAATATATGCTGGCCTTTATCCTTATATTGTAAATTGGTGTAAAAATAATAATGTACAAGTTGTAGATGGTACTAAAATAAAAGACACCAATGTAGAAGATAAAAAAATAGATCAGTTTATAAAGGCACTTAAAATACCAAAAATAGAAGTAAGAGATTATCAAAAAGAGGCATTTGTTCACGCCGTTAAAAAAAATAGATGTTTACTACTATCTCCAACTGCCTCTGGTAAATCTCTTATTATATACTTAATATTAATATTTAACTTATTAAGATTAAAAGATACAAAACAAGATAAGATACTTATTATTGTGCCAACAACATCACTAGTAGAACAGTTATTTAAAGACTTTAAAGATTATGGTTATAATAGTGAAAGAAATGTACATAGAATCTATTCAGGCCACGAAAAAGAAACAAACAAAAGAGTTATTATTACCACTTGGCAATCGGTATATAATATGCCTAAAAAATGGTTTTCAGATGTAGGTACTGTAATCGGTGATGAGGCACATTTATTTAAGGCCGTTTCTTTAACAAAGATTATGACCAAACTAACAAAATGTAAATATAGAATTGGTCTTACAGGTACTTTAGATGGTACAAAAACTCATAAACTTGTATTAGAAGGCCTTTTTGGTACTGTAAATAAAGTTGTATCTACAAGTGAATTACAAGAAAAAAAACAGTTAGCTGATTTAAAAATATTTTGTTTAATACTACAACACGATAAAGACGCTAGACATTTTTTAAAAGATAAAACATATCAGGAAGAAATGGATTATTTGGTTTCTAACGAAAAAAGAAATAAATATATAAGGAATCTTTGTCTTTCTTTACAAGGCAATTCTTTATGCTTATTTCAATACGTTGAAAAACACGGTGAGATTCTTAAACAACTAATCGAAGATAAAGCACAAGATAGAAAAGTGTTTTATGTACACGGAGGTGTAGATGCTGATGTTAGAGAAGATATTAGAGCTATTACGGAGAAGTCCGATAACGCTATCATTATTGCTAGTTATGGTGTCTTTTCCACTGGGGTTAATATTAGGAATCTTCACAACATTGTTTTCAGTTCCCCTAGCAAATCTCGTATTAGAAATTTACAATCTATTGGTCGTGGCCTTAGGTTAAAGGATAATAATTCATCCGCTACTTTATATGATATTGCTGATGATTTAACTTACAACGAAAAGGAGAATTACACTTTAGCTCATTTTAGAGAAAGGATAAATATTTACAATGAAGAAGATTTTAATTATGAAATCCATAACGTGGAGTTAAAGTAAGATGCATCAACCAGCAGTAACAGTAAAAGTTATTAAACTTGATAATGGTGACGATATTGTTTGTGCTTTTCCTAAAGATCAATTAGATGAAAAGACAGGCCTTATCAGATTAGTAAAACCATTATTAATTAAATATGTACCTCAATTAACACCACAAGGTTTCAAAGATTATGTGGCTCTTATTAAATGGGCGGCCTACACTAATGATGAAATAATAACTATACCTATTAAAAAGATTTTGACAATTACAAATGCCACTTCCGAAATGTCTAAAACTTTTGAACATATGTCAAACGATTATCAAAAACTTGAAGCTCCAAGAAAAGATAATGATTATAAAAGAACTATGTTTAATAAAGAAGATAATGATAAAGTAAATGAAATATTTGATGAGTTTAGTGATTTAGATGATGATGGTGGAGGAACACTCCATTAACCTGGAGTATCCAGCATATCATCCGCTACACGCTTATTATATACAAATTTTTATAAAAGTCAATGCTCATATGAAAAAAAGTGAATGGATAATAAGAGTTACTTATAATAGTGATAATTGGAAAAAATATTGTGAACTTACTTATCCTTTCAAAGGCACTCCTAAACAATTAGAAAATAGAATTTGGAAACACTATAATAAAAACTATGAAGACTATGGTAAGGCAGAAGCCGTTACTGTAGAATTAATCAAAGATTGATTCATAATAACATTGACATTTTAAACAATTTATAGTATATTATACATTATGACTAGAACAAAAAAGAAAAGCGAACATTACGTTAATAATGCTGAATTTTTAGAAGCTATGAAAGCCTACAAGAAAGCTGTAAATAAATCTATAAGAGAAAAAAAAGAAAAACCACCAGTAACAGATTACATTGGTAGTTGTTTTTTAAAAATAGCAAATCACTTATCATACAGACCAAATTTTATTAATTATACTTTTAGAGATGATATGATTAGTGATGGTATTGAAAACTGTTTACAATACTTGGACAATTTTAATCCTGCCAAATCAAATAATCCATTTGCTTATTTTACTCAAATCATTTATTTTGCCTTTATTAGAAGAATACAAAAAGAAAAGAAACAAGTAACAATAAAACAAAAGTTAATTATGGATAACAATTATGATGATGTGGCTTTACAACCAGGCGATGATGGTGAATTTAAAAATCAGTTTAAAGAATTTTTACAAAAGAATATGAGAATTGAAGAACCTACTAAAAAAGATAAACCAAAAACTAAAAAGAAAAAAAAGGTCGCATCAACTAAATTCTTTGCTTAATTATGAAAATTGCTTTACTAAATGATACCCATTTTGGATGTAGAAATGACTCTCCAGCCTTTATAGAGTATCAAAACAAATTTTATGATGAGATATTTTTTCCCTATCTTATAGAAAACAATATTAAAACACTTGTTCATTTAGGTGATGTGGTTGATAGAAGAAAGTTTATTAATCACAATACAGCACATAATTTTAGAGTTAAGTTTTGGGATAGACTAGAAGACTTAAACATTGATACTCATATTATTATAGGTAACCACGATACTTATTATAAGAATACAAATGAAGTCAATGCTATGGAAAATTTAAATATAACATCACAAGCTTCAATCTATACAAGACCACGTGAAGTAGAATTTGATGGTACTAAAATACAGTTTCTTCCTTGGATATGTGATGATAATTATGAAGAATCAATACACGCCATAGATCACTCAAATGCTGATATATGTTTTGGTCATTTAGAGATAAAAGGATTTGAGATGCACGGTGGGCATATGAATGAACACGGCTTAGAAAGAAATCAATTTAGAAGATTTGAAAAAGTATTATCAGGCCATTTTCATAAAAAATCAGATGATGGTCATATCTATTACCTAGGAACTCAATATCAAATTATGTGGTCAGATCACAACTGTCCAAAAGGCTTTCATATATTTGATACAAATACTAGAGAACTTGAAAGAGTAGAAAATCCAAATGTAATATTTAAAAAGTTTATATATGATGATACAAAATATGATTATACACACCAAAAACTTGATAATTATGAAAACTGTTTTGTCAAGTTATTTGTATCTCAAAAAACAAAAGAAGAAATGTATAGTAAACTAATTGAAAGATTTTATAATGATATTAATGTACACGAACTGGTAATTGTTGATGACCCTACAGATATTAAATCTACAGTAAGAGAAGACATACTAGAACAAGGTGAAGATACATTAACATTTTTAAGAAATTATATTGACCAAGTAGATACTGATTTAGATAAACATAAATTAAAAGAGTTTGCTAAAGAACTTTATGTAGAGGCTAGTGAGTGATAACTTTTAAAAAGATAAGATATAAAAACTTTCTATCAACTGGTAATACACCAATAGAAATAAATCTAAACAAATCAAACACCACTTTGATTGTAGGTAGTAATGGATCTGGTAAATCAACTTTATTAGACGCCTTATGTTTTGTATTATTTAATAAACCATTTAGAATTATTAAAAAAGAACAAATGGTCAATACAGTAAATCAAGGCGATTGTGAAATAGTTGTAGAGTTTGATGTGGGTACAAAAAAATATAAGATTATAAGAGGCATCAAACCAAACATATTTGAAATTTACCAAGACGGCCAGTTGTTAAACCAAGACGCCTCTAATATTGACTATCAAAAATATTTAGAAAACAATATAATGAGATTAAACTATAGATCATTTTTACAAGTTGTATTGTTAGGTTCATCATCTTACGAGCCATTTATGAAAATGAAACCAAGGTATAGACGAGAGGTGGTAGAAGAAATATTAGACATAAGAGTATTTGGACTTATGGATTTAATATTAAGACCTCAACAATCAGAATTAACTAGAAACGTAACAGAATTACGCCATAAATGTGATCTTATAGAATCCAAGTATGAAACAGAATTAAAACACTACAAAGCGCTCTCCGACCTTAACCTGAACGACCTGGATGGTAAAAGGAAGACATTAGAGAAGAATGGTGAGGTTAGTTATCAATACCATAAAAAGATAGAAGAAATCAATATAGAACTAGAATCATATCAGGATAAAGTAAAATACAAAGACAAAGAACAGGCCAAGTTAAATAAACTATCTAAACTGGAGGCCAAAATAGAACAAAATCTATCTACACATAAAAAGAATTTAGAGTTTTTTGAAGAAAATGATAATTGTCCTACTTGTACACAACCATTACAGGCTGAGTTTAGAGGTGAAAAGATTGCTTACGAAAAAGGTAAATTAGTTACTTTAAATGATGGTATGAAAAAATTAATGGAAGAAATATCCAGACAAGAAGAACTTATTACGGCTATGGAAAAAATGTCTAATAAGATGTATGAAATGAATGTAGAAGTGTCTAAACTACAAACATCAATTGAAGAATTAAATAAGTATTCAAATAATATACACGAAGAAATTAAATCTTTAGAAAACAAACAAACAGATGGTAAAGAAATAGAAAAACATTTAGAGCAATTAAAATCTGATTTGGAAAATACTAAAGTTGAAAGAGATAAAATTATAGAAAAAAAAGGTTATGTAGATATATTAAGAGAAATCTTAAATGATAAAGGCGCTAAATCTCAAATAATTAAAAAGTATGTACCAATTATGAATACTTTAATTAATCAGTATTTACAATCAATGGACTTTTTTATATCGTTTCATTTAGATGAAGAATTTAACGAAACAGTAAAAAGTAGATTTAGAGATACCTTTAACTATAATAACTTTAGTGAGGGTGAAAAGATGAGAATTGATTTAGCCTTACTATTTACTTGGCGACAAATTGCTAAAATGAAAAATAGTGTCAATACAAACTTGTTGGTATTAGATGAAATCTTTGATTCAAGTTTAGATGGTCAAGGAACAGATGACTTTTTTAAGATTATAAAAACTATGACAAAAGAAAACATTTTTATTATATCACATAAAGGCGATATACTATTTGATAAGTTTACAGACATAGTTAAATTTGAGAAATATAAAAACTTTACAAGGCTACAACAAACATAGGAGATAATATGAAAGAATTGAAATTAATACCACCAACAGATCCAAGAGTACAAACGGCCATAGCACCTTTTCAGGAAGATATGTTAAAAGAAGAAGGATTTAAAGATAGAAAAGAACTATCAGATATGATGTTTGACGCTATGAAAAAATATGGTGGTATAGGTCTATCTGCTAATCAAGTAGGTTTACCATTTAATATGTTTGTTATGGGTGGCCATTTACAAATAGAAAACGGTTTAAAAATGACTTGTTTTAATCCTATGATAATAACAAGTAGTGAGGAACAAGTAATGATGCAAGAAGGTTGTTTAACTTTTCCTTTTGTATTTTTACATATCAAAAGACCTCGTAAAGTTGTTGTAAAGTATGAAGATGAAAATGGTGATTTAAAAGAAGGCCATTTAGACGGTATGATGAGTAGAGTATTCCAACACGAATACGACCATATGTTAGGTAGAACATTTACTGAACACGTATCTAAATTTAAATTAGATAGAGCTTATAAAAAGGCTGAAAAAATGATTGATACTTTAAAGAAAGATAAAGACGCCAGAATTATTGAAAAACCAATAAGTAAGGAGTAATATGCCAAAAGAACGACCAAAAATATATGAAAGAAATCCAATGACAGATGTTATTCGTTGGAGATATGTTGACGAATCACCAGATAAATTTGGATGGCCAAACTACGGAAGAATATTAAATGAGAAAAAGAAAAACGTACATACACGTAAACCAGCACGTAATAAGAAGTAATAAGAAAAATGGAACAGATGATCCAGTTATTACGGTTAAGCAAGGTAGTAAGAATGTTTATTGCCATAAAGTGGCTATTAACGGACCATCCGTTGTGGTTTATGGTGGTAATGATAAGCCTTTATTGTCTTGTGGTGCTCGTGTAGTAATTGAAACCGAAGCCAGCGTTGACATTTTAAAATAATTGTGATATAGTATATATTATGAGTAGTGAAGATCAATTTGTTGAAAATCAATACAAAGAGTGGTGTGAAAAAAACGATATATCTAAAGTAGAAGATATAGACCAAAACCATTTAAAATTAATGGTTGAAAAAGATTTAGCCTTTGTATCTAAAATGACCGTACAAGAATATACATTGTACGAGAAATGGATAGAAGTACACGAAAAATATCCTACAGCAGAAACAAATAGTTTCTTTGATGATAAACCTGCCCTTGTCAATCCTGAACAAGAGGCCTTTATTAAAACAGTTAAAAATAATATTTGGATTCCAGAATCACCAGAAGATATTGATAAGTTAGAACCTGTATTAGAATTTACAGATGATACAGAAACAAGATTTGATGGTTCTAAAAAGAGAGGTGATTTATCAGAAAAGTGGAATACATTAAGAACTTTCTTATCTACTATGAAAAACAATTCAAACATTGGTAGACAACTATTTTTTATAGTAAAAGATAATAGATCAGGCAAATACCTTGGTGTCATTTGTATTTCAGGTGACTTTATGGATTTAACACCACGTGATAAGTTTATAGGTTGGGATAGACAAATTAAAACCTTTGAGGGTAAAATTAATCATACAGCAATAGGTTCTTCTATTGTACCAACACAACCATTAGGATATTCATTTACAGGTGGTAAATTATTAGCGTATCTGTGTTTATCAGATGATGTACAAAGAATATGGGAAGAAAAATATGGTGATAAGTTAGTTGGCGTAACAACTACTAGTTTATACGGTAAGGCAAAGGCCAATACACTATCTCAATATGATGGTTTAAAATATTGGAAAAGAATGGGTTTTACAACTGGTTCTGTATCATTTCAACCTAGTAGAAAAGTTAGAAATATGATATGGACTTGGTTAAAGAAAAATCATACTAGAAAGTATTGGGAATGGCACGAAGCCAAAAGACCTAACGGCCAACCATTAAAAAGAGATCATAAGAATAGATCACTAAACTTTACGTATTCAAAACTAGATATACCAAAAGAATATATTAGAACTGAACACCAAAGAGGTATCTACTTTACAAAATTATATGAAAATACTAACGAATTTCTATGTGGTAAGATAGAGGCGAAAGATTTAGTTAAAAGATTTGATAGTAGTACCGAATCACTAGTTAAAGTATGGAAAGAAAAACACGCTAAAAAACGTGTAAAATCACTGGTTGAACAAGGCAGATATAATACAGACAGCCATTTTTATGATGAATTAATCTATATGAATTGGGAAGAATGTAAGAATCACTTTCTAAATCAAGTAGGCCGATAAGTGTTCTGGTTCTGTTCTTTTAAAAAGTAAGTAAAATCAACAAAATTTAATGGCTTGACTTTTAAAGCGTTTTGCGTTAGGATTATCCTATGAAAGCGGTTAGTTGTTTTATTTCTCATTTTTTTTCTTTCTTGCTAGCCGCTTTCTACAAAATTTATAGGCTTGACATTTTTAATAAAATAATATAGGATATACAGTATGACTACACAAATAAACATAGACACTAAATCACAGTTAGCAAAATTGATTGCTACTGAAAATATTATAATTCAACATAATCAAGTTAAGACAGCAAGTTTTGATACTGTTAATCGTATCTTAACATTACCAATCTTTAAAGTACAAAGTGGTGATGTTTATGATATGTTAATAGCACACGAATGTTCTCACGCTTTATTTACACCAACAGATGGTTGGACTAAGATTTCAGGTGATGATGAGTTAAGAGCTTATGTAAATGTTTTAGAAGATACTAGAATTGACAAGTTAATTCAAAAAAAATATCCAGGTGTAGTTAGAAATTATCTTAATGGTTTTGATATTATGGAAAAACAAAACTTCTTTGGTTTGAGAGGTAAAGATATTAATACTGATTTGATGTTAATTGATAAAATTAATATGAGATCAAAGTCAATGAATAGAATTAATTTTAAATTTTCAAGTGAAGAAAAAAATTGGTTAACTAAAGTTGACGCTCTTAAAACTTTTAATCAAGTTGTTAAGTTAGCTAAAGAGATGTTAAACTGGCAAAAAGATCAAATTGAACAAATGAAAAAATTGCCAGATTTTGATACTCACCCTTTAGTTGAAAACTACAATTTAGATGATGAGCAAGATTCAGATAATAATGTTAATACTAAAGATGGTAATTCAGATATTGAAAGTAACAATTCAGACAACGATAATGGTAATGATGGCGACCAAGAATCACAAGCAAACAAATCAGATGAGAATATTGAAGATGATGAGAATGGTAAAGAAGCCAATTCTTACAATACTGATGGTGCTGGTGGTGACGGTGGTGTGGATCCTCAAAAATTAGTTGCTATTACAGATTCATCTTACGAAAAAAACAAAGAAAAGTTATTAGACGGCAAAACAAAATATACTTACTTTAATTTACCAGAACCAAATCTAAAAAATGTTATGGTATCAGGCAAAGATTGGGTTAAAAAATGGAAAGAATATGCTTTTAAAAAGAATGAATATTATTCTTATGAGCATAATAAAAGAATTGAATATATTAATTGGTTAAAAGATAACTTTAAACAATTTAAAAACGATAACAAAAAAACTGTTAACTACCTAGTTAAAGAATTTGAAATGAAAAAATCTGCTACAGCTTACAAAAGAGCAAGTACAGATAAAACTGGTGTTATTGATCCTCTTAAATTAAAAGATTACAAATTTAGTGACGACATCTTTAAAAGATTAACTATCTTACCAAATGAAAAAAACCACGGTATGATGATGTTATTAGATTGGTCTGGTTCAATGTGTGATGTTATTAAACAGACAATTGATCAACTTTTAAATCTAGTATGGTTCTGCCAAAAAATTAATATACCTTATGAAGTTTACCTATTTACTAGTGAAATGGACGGCGATAGACAATTAAGATCATATGACTATGATGATAAAGGTAACAGAATTAATATAAAATCAAAAACTTGGAATTTAAAACACGGTGATGGTTTATTTGATAATTTTAATCTAATTAATATTGCCAGCCACAGAATGAAAAAAACTGATTTAGATGAGTCTTTAATGTACTTATATCATATGGGTTTATATTATGAGGATAGATACACTAACAGAAGCTATATGGATAGTTACTATTACAAAGGTGATAGATTTGATATTCCAAAAGAATTTTGGTTAGGTACTACACCTTTAAACGAAGCTTTAGTTGTTATGAATAAAATTGTACCAATGTTTAAAAAGAAATATAACATTGAAAAAATGACATTTATTACATTAACAGATGGCGGCGCTAATTCAAATTATGGTACTGAAAAAGTTGTTAATACTGAAAAAGGTTTAGGTGTAGAAAAAACATCAGCTGGTACGCCAGTTATCACAATGGGTAAAAAACAATATACAGTTGAAGATAATTATTTTTCTGGCCAAATGACTACTTTATTGTTAGATGTTTTAAAATCTCAGTACAATATTAATACAATTGGTTTCTATGTTGTTAAAAGATTAAACAGAATGTGGGAACTAGAAGGTATGATCGGTAAATACAAAGATTGGAATGATAAACACAATAAATTACAAGCTCTTAAAAATAAATTTAATAAAGAAAAAGTAGCTGATGTTAACAAACCAGGTTACAATAGATACTTTTTATTAAATGGTAAAACAATGGCGGTTGAGAATACTGACCTTTCAGCAGTAAATGACGGTATGAAAGCTGGTAAGATTAAACAGTTATTCAGTAAATCAATGAAAGGCCGAATCGTTTCCAGATCGTTATTAAACAAATTCATAGAGGAGGTTGCTTAAAATGGTTGATTTTACTATGCTTTTTATAGGCTTGACTTCTATGATGGTTATGATAGGATATACCAATGAAAACAAAAAAGGAGTACATTATGTTAAATACTAAACAACAAGAATTTGTTAAACACGCTTTAGAGAAGTTTGGCAAATCACAATTAACTGTAGGAGAGTTAAAAGAAGCCAACGCTAAGTTTGGTTGTAAATACGCTCCACAATGGTTAATTAAAAATAAAGATTACAAAGTTGGTAAGTCTTTATTTAAACTGCCAGTTGATGGCGAAGCTAAATCAGTAAAAGTAAAAGAAGCTGATACTGATAATGAAAAAATATTAACCCCTGATAATGAAACTAAAAAAGAGGCCGCTTATGTGGTTTCATCTTTGACAGGTAATATCGTACCTAAAAAAGATCCTGTGTTCGTTAGTTTTGGTAACTATCCAGATTTAAAATCAATTATTAAATCTAACAGGTTCTATCCTGTGTTTATTACTGGTTTGTCTGGTAACGGTAAAACTATGGGTGTTACTCAAGCTTGTGCCGAGGCTAAAAAAGAATTAATAAGAGTTAACATTACAATTGAAACAGATGAGGACGATCTATTAGGTGGTTACAGACTTAAAGATGGCCAAACTGTATGGCAAAACGGTCCGGTAATTGAAGCGATGGAAAGAGGCGCTCTTCTTCTACTTGATGAGATTGACTTAGCAAGTAATAAGATTATGTGTTTACAACCAATCCTAGAAGGTTCTGGTGTGTTTGTTAAAAAAATTAACAAGTATGTTAAACCAGCTCAAGGCTTCAATGTGATTGCTACTGCTAACACTAAAGGGCAAGGATCCGAAGACGGTAAGTTTATCGGTACCAATGTTCTTAACGAGGCGTTTTTGGAAAGATTTCCAATTACCTTTGAGCAGAAATATCCAAGTGTTAGTATTGAAAAAAAGATACTTAACAATACATTAAAGTCTTATGGTAAATCAGATGCCAAATTCGTTGACAAGTTAACAACGTGGGCAGATGTGATTAGAAAAACCTACTTTGATGGTGGTGTTGATGAGATTATCTCTACCAGAAGATTAGTCCACATTACACAAGCGTATTCAATCTTTGACAATAAGATGAAAGCAATTCAAATGTGTACTAATAGATTTGATGATGATACAAAAAATTCGTTTGTTGAGTTATATACAAAAGTTGACTCTGGCGCTAGTGTCGAAGACATTATAGAAGACCAAAGAAAAGCTGAAGTAGAAGCTCAAACGGATGACAATGATAGTGAGTCGGATGACGAAGTTATCTAAATCTATCACACATAGTGTAGTCCTAGGTGGAGGGGTTGTGCCCTCCACCATTTTATCTACACTTACAGGAGAGGAGGTAAAAACATTTTGTCAATAACTATACAAGTAAGAAACGGTAATTTAGAACAGGCTATGAGAGTGCTTAAGAAAAAAGTACAAAAAGATGGCCAGTTAAAAATTTTAAAAGCAAAACAATACTATGAAAAACCGTCAGAAATAAAAAGACGTAAGAAAAAAGAAGGTATTGCTAACTTTAAAAAACAACAAAAGAAGTTAAAACAACAAAGAGGTTTTTAGATTTTACGCCTGTGTTGATGTATATATATTATTGTTAGGCGGCTCGTAAGTCCTAACGGCGTAAAAACCCGATAAAATTTATCGGTGTCGCAAAAACGGTGAAGTTTGGTAGTTTCACTCCGTGATAAAAGAAACTACCATTATAAATAATATTGAGTGTGACATTTTTGACCACTTGAAAGGTAGAAATTCATACTTATATTAATAACAAGAGCGCCATAATGGGCTCTTAAATTAACTTGCTTTAATAAGGAGGAAAATATGACTAATAAAGCACTTTCTATTTTTAATCAATTAAGACCGGTAACCGTTGGGTTTGATAACGTGTTCGACCACTTTGAAAGAATGATGGACGACCATAATTTCAACGAAATGGTTAGATATAACTATCCACCATACAATATCGTAAAGACAGGTAACTTTACTTACAATATTGAACTAGCACTTGCTGGTTTCAGTAAAAAAGATATTGAAATCAATATGGAAGATGGTGTCTTAAATATTAAATCAGCTGTAGAAGCAACTAAAGACAAAGACGAGGATGGAGTAATCCATAAAGGTATCGCTAAAAGATATTTCTCTAAATCTTTTACAATCGCTGATGATGTTGAAGTTAAAGGCGCTGAATTAAAAGATGGTCTTTTAAAAGTGTCTTTAGAAAGAATTGTTCCAGAGTCTAAAAAACCAAGAACAATTAATATTAAGTAAATAGTAAAATAGAAGGCGGAGAGCTTGACTTTCCGCCTTTTTTATGTTATAATTATATTATAAAAAATAAACTGTGGAGGTTATTATATTATGAGTATTATTTTTAGACAAGTGAAATCTGATACTGAAGAAGTACCAATGTTGGATTTTATCAAAAGGGTAGAACCAAATCAAGCAGCCGACAAGGCCTTTCAAGCAAATGAATTTACAAGGTGGAAAATAGAGCAAGGCTCTAGTTATATGACTTCTACAATTAGAAATATGGCACCTAGTAAATTTATATTTTGTGATGTTGAAAAGTGTTTAAAATCTGCTATTGAAAGAGAATCAAAAATAGATGAAGAATATTTCCAAAAATGGCTAGACGCTGGTGTTACATATTTAAATTTAGATTCTAATAATAGAACAATCAATATTGTAGGTTTTATTGACGGTAGTTTTGGTGTTGAAGAAGGAACTTACGAAATTGAGGGTAATATTTTTAAAATTAAAACTGATTTAAATGATAAACTTGTTTTTGATAGAGAAAAAAATGAAGTTGATTATACAAAAACAACTTTACCTAAAGCAATTGTATCAGCATTTTTAGAAGCAAGAGTAAATTTAGAAATATATACAGATACAACGAGAGAAGAATTATCCGAAGTGTTTACTAGAATTAATGACGGTAAACCTTTGAATGAACCTGAAAAAAGAAATGCTAGAACTAGTGATGTTGCTAATGTAATTAGAGAATTAGCTGAACAACATAAAGATAGATTCTTTAATTCACTTACTAAATGGTTTACACCAGAACAACAAAATAGAAGAGGCTTAGATGATTTTATTGCTGGTATGTGCCACGTATTTTTTGAAGGTGCTGAAACAACAATATCACCAGCTTCATTAAATTCTATGTATAGAATTGGTTCCGAAGTAGATCAAAACATAAATCTATTTAAAAAAAGATTTAATCAGTTTATGAGTTGGGTATCAAAAGGTGATTTAAATGCTATACCTAATAGAAACTCTATCTTTGATTTATGGATAATTTTCATAGATTTAAAAAATGATAAAAAAGAAATTAAACCAGGTAAAGAAGACGCTTTTATTAATCACTATGTAAAAGTAGTAGGTGATTTATTAAGAGATAAAACTCCATATCCTTGTGGTAAAGGTGACCCTAAATCGTTTGAAACAATGGTAGGTGGCAGACAAGCAGCCAACAATGTTAAAAGAAATCAGATGATTATGGAAAAACTTGATGTTGATGAATACTTTATTAAAATGGATTCAAAAAGAGTTGTCAATGATAGTGATAAACTAGCTGTGGCTGCCAGAGATAACTTTAAAACACCAGAAGGAAAAGATATTGATTTATCAAAATTACAAACAAAAGAATATCATAAAGGACACGTAAATTCTTATAGAGATACAGGTGATACTTCAATAGATAATACGGTTATTCAGACAGATATAGATAACTGGAAAACAGGTACAAAAAAGGTGAAAGTTAGTGTTTAGTTATCTTGGTGGTAAAAAGTTTCAGGCAAAATGGATTGCCTCCAACTTTCCAAAACATAATACTTATGTTGAACCATTTGGTGGTGCCTATTGGGTTTATTTTGTGGCCAACCACCAAATAGATCAGGCTCATACAAATGTATATAATGATTTTAATAGAGATATAGCAAATATATTTCATTGTGCCAGACATAAAGATAGAGAATTTTTAAAATCTTTATTGTCATATGAACCACAACAAGAAGAAATTTTTAATCAATTTAAATCAGATTTAATACCATTTAATACAGACTTTGAACTAGGTGATATTGAAAGAGCCACAAAATATATCTACCTACAAACTCAAAGTTTTAGTGGTGATACTCTAAATGAAAAAACAAAGTTTGTAAATTTAAAAGGTAAATATAAATCAAAGTATCAACATTTTATAGATAAAATTAGTGATAAAAAATGGTTATATTTTATTAAAGGCATAAATCATATTCATAACGAATCATATGAAACAGTTATTAATATGTATGATAAAGAAGATACATTATTTTATGTTGATCCTCCATACTATAAAATGGAAGATTACTATGTAAAAGACTTTCAAAGAAGCCAGCACGAAGACCTGGCCAATAAACTAAAAGAAATAAAAGGTAAATTTGTATTGTCTTATTATGACTTTCCAGATTTACAAAAGTGGTTTCCAAAAGATCAATACACTTGGATAGAAAAAGAATTTAATAAACAAAACGCTAGTAAAAACAAAGGCGCTGGTAAAGGTAAAGAAGTATTAATTATGAATTATAAACCAGCATTGACTTTAGAATAGCTTTGTGATATATTAAATAATGCGGATGTCGTATAAAAGTAATACACTTGGTTTCCAACCAGGAAAAGATTGGGCAGTACAGTCCATCCGCTCCAAAATTTGAACGAGGAGTAAATAATGTTTGATAAATTTGTAATACCAAAAACTAATTTTAAAATAAGAGAAGGCGATTCTGTATTAGAAGATGGCTGTAACTTTGATGAGGGTAAGTGGGTAGAAAAATCTACAGACGACTTTTTTAAAGGCAAAAGAGTTGTATTGTTTTCTCTACCTGGTGCTTTTACACCAACTTGTACATCTACTCAATTACCAGGCTTTGATGAAAACTATGAAAAAATTAAAAGTCTTGGAATAGATGAAATCTATTGTTGTTCAGTAAATGATACATTTGTTATGAACGCTTGGGCAGAAATTTTAAAAATCAAAAATGTAAAAGTAATTCCTGATGGATCTGGTAATTTTACTAGATTTATGGGAATGTTAATTGGAAAAAATCATAAAGGCTTTGGTAATAGAAGTTGGAGATATATGGCAGTTATTAACGATGGAGTTGTTGAAAAGTGGTGGCAAGAACCAGGTATCAATAATGACGGATCAGATAATGACCCATACGTTGAAACTACACCAGAGAATATGATAAGTTATTTGAAATCAAAATAACATTGACAAAAAAACTATACTATGTTATATTATAATATGTTAAATTATGAAGGAGTGATATATGAATCTATCAAGTGATACGGTTTCTGTATTAAAAAACTTTTCAGACATTAATCAAAATATATTGGTTAAACCTGGAAACAAAGTACAGACAATCTCTACAATGAAAAATATTTTAGCAGAAGCTGAAATATCAGAAAAGTTTGAAAGCGAATTTGCTATCTATGATCTACCAGAATTTTTGAGATCAGTAGAACTTTTTGAAAAACCAGAACTAAAGTTTAATGGTGGATCAAATGTTCAGATTGCTGATTCTAATTCTAAACAGGCAATAAAATATTTCTTTGCTGACAAATCAGTTATTGTTTCGCCTACAAAGAATATTACAATGCCAGATAAAGAAGTTACTTTTACATTTAAAAAAGAAACCTTTTCTAAATTACTAAAAGCAGCTACTACATTAAATTTACCAGATGTTGCCGTTAAAGGTGATGGTAAATCAATTAAATTAATTGCTACAGATAAGAAAAACAAATCTTCAAATGATTATTCTATTGAAGTTGGTGAGACCGATAAAACATTTACGGCCTATTTTAAAACTGAAAACTTTAAAATGGTTTCAGATGATTATGATGTAGCAATATCTAAACAAAAGATAAGTCATTTTGTAAACAGAAATAAACCTATACAATATTGGATAGCATTAGAACCAGATTCGGAGTTTTAATATGTCTGAAGTCTATAAATTAGAAGACGGTACCGAATACAAAGCAGACGACTACTTAAAAGTAGAAACCAGAGAATATCATCAAACAACACATTATCTTAATAGACAAATTGCTGTTTCTGATATTATAGAGGAGTTTGGCGATTTGCCTACCTTTGAAAAAGGTTTATACTTTAATTGGAACGACTATCATAAAGCTTCACAAGAAGACAAAGACTTGGCAGATAAAGTACAAGAATTTGTTGATGAACACGATTATGACCGTGAAGAAGATTGTTGGACAATGAATAAAGGTGGTTATGATGTTGATAGTGAAATTGTAAAAGAATTTACAATGGAAACACCCTAATAATGAATAAAGTGAGGTTTATATTATGTCAGATTTTTTGTGGGTTGAAAAATACCGTCCAAAAAAGATAAGCGATTGTATTCTTACCGAAGATTTAAAGAATACATTTACACAATTTCTAAAACAAAAAGAAATACCTAACCTATTGTTGTCTGGTACTGCCGGTACTGGTAAAACAACAGTAGCAAGAGCCTTATGTGAAGAACTAGGTAGTGATTATATCATTATTAATGGTTCAGACGAAGGCCGTCAAATAGATACATTAAGAAATAAGATTAAAAACTTTGCTTCTACTGTATCTCTTACCGAAGACGCTAATCATAAAGTTGTCATAATTGATGAGGCAGATTATATGAACGCTGATAGTGTTCAGCCTGCTTTAAGAAACTTTATAGAAACATTTTACAATAATTGTAGATTTATATTTACTTGTAATTATGTCAATAAGATAATACCAGCATTACATAGTCGTTGTACTGTCATTGATTTTGCCATAAAAAATGGTCAAAAGGTAAAGACGGCTACTGCCTTTATGAAACGATTAGGTGGTATACTTGATGATGAGAATATAGAATATGACAAAAAAGTATTGTCAGAATTAATACAAAAGTATTATCCAGACTTTAGAAGAACTATCAACGAACTACAAAGATATTCAGTTAGAGGTAAGATTGATAGTGGTATTCTTTTTAGTCTATCAGAAGCTAATACCAAAGAACTCATAGTATCATTAAAAGAAAAAAGATTTAATGATATGAGAAAATGGGTTGTTCAGAACTTGGACAAAGAGGCCTCTTTTCTATTTAAAACTATCTATGATGTTCTCTATACAGCACTAGACTCTAAATCTATTCCTCAATCTATATTAATTTTGGCTGGGTATCAATATAAATCTGCCTTTGTTGCTGACCAGGAGATAAATATGGTTGCCTGCCTTACAGAAATAATGGCGAGTTGTAAATTTAAATAAGAGATTAGAATGGCTAGAAGAACATTTTTTAGAAAATTAATAGTAAAATTAAGAATATGGTATGCTGATATACGAGGACATCACGGTAAAAGATGGGATTATGAACCTGGTGATTGGTATATGGGTAGACACAATAAAAGAAAGTAAAACCATAAGCGGATATGGTATAGAAGTATTACGCCACGTTGCCAACGTGGAGATGGCGGAGCGTTACCGCCTATCCGCTCCAGAATTATTATGTACGAATTGAAAGATTACTTAAACGCTATAAACTTTACTAAAGAAAATCTATTAGATACAGACGATTTAACGTGGGAAAAGAAGTATCCACCGTTTATCATTAACAAGTGTTTATCAATGCATTATGACAGTATAGCAGCTGCCAATGAAATGAATGGTTATCACTTTTTAGATAAGAAAGTCCAGTTTCATTTTTTGATAAATAGTATTAGAAAAAAGAAGCGATTTGGTGGCAAATGGTTATCACAAGCCAAATTGAAGAATTTAGAGTATGTCAAAGAATATTATGGATATAGTAATGAGAAAGCAAAACAAGCACTTAGCATACTAAAAGACGAACAAATTGAATTTATAAAAGAGACCTTGAACAAAGGTGGGAGAAAAAAATGAGCGAAGAAATTGTAAACTGGTCGCCTGAAAGTATGTTAGAGGTCACAATCAAACAACCAGACGACTTCCTTAAAGTTAGAGAAACATTAACTAGAATTGGTGTAGCGTCCCGAAAAGACAAAACACTTTATCAATCGTGTCACATTTTACATAAACAAGGTAAATACTTTATAACACACTTTAAAGAACTATTTGCTTTAGACGGTAAAAAGGCTACATTGGTTGAAAACGATATACAAAGAAGAAATACTATTGCTATTCTTTTACAGGATTGGAATTTAATTGACATTGTAAAACCAGCAAAAGCTGAAAACAAAGCACCATTAAGTCAAATCAAAGTATTACCTTTTAAAGAAAAAAAAGAATGGACGCTATCAGCTAAATATAATATTGGTAAAAAAATTGATGAGAATAAGGAAGAAGTAAAAGATAGCGACAATGCAAGTACCGAAGTTTAAAGATTTTATTACTGAGCAAAATATAGAACGTAAAAATAAACCGATTACGGTTGCAATTATTACGAAGTCTAATCCAAATGTTAAAAAACAAAAAGCTGGTGAAGCTCCTAAAAAAGAACTTACAGTTGGTTTAATTCAAAAGGCTTGTAAGAAAAAAGGTTTTGAGTGTGTTGTCATCAATACAAAACACGCTATCATCACTGGTAAAGACGAAGATAAGAATACTTTAACCATTTATAATTATGATGGTAAAGATTCTGAACATACATTTATAGGTAAAGATACTGTTTGTATTACACGAGCAGGTTCTATTGAAGACGAAGCTGGATTATCATTAATATCAGCCTTTCAAAACTCATCAGCATTTATGTTAAACACACGATCAGCTATGCTGACTTGTGATAATAAATTAACAACAGCATTACTATTTGAAAAGTTTGGTATACCTACACCAAGAACAGCGTTTGTATCAAATGAAAAAAACATAGAAGACGCTGTAAAATTAGTTGGTAATAAATTTCCTATCATACTTAAAACATTAACTGGTACTCAAGGTATTGGTGTAATTAAAATTGAAAGTATGGATAGTTTAGTATCTACAATACAAGCATTATGGAAACACGATGCAGAAGTATTAATACAAGAATATATGGAAGTAGATGGTGATGTAAGAACTTTAGTCGTAGATAATAAGATATTTGCGTCAACAAATAGAGTTGCCGCTAAAGGTGAGTTTAGATCCAACACTCATAGAGGCGCTACACCAAAACCATATAAGTTAAGTGAAGAAGAACAAGAAATCATTTTAAAAGCCGCTAGAGCGTCCAAAGCGTACCTTGTAGGCGTAGATCATATCATTTACAAGGGTAAACCTTATGTATTAGAAATCAATGGTAGTCCAGGTTCAGGTGCCGAATATGAAGGTTATCAATATAAAGATTACTATTCAGAACCAGAACCATCAGGCGCTATCGGTGGCGAAGAATTAATGTATGATATTATAGATTGGGTATCAAAAAGAAGTCATTGGGATAGACAAGCAAATAGTGAATGTGGTTGGTTAGAAACTGTTGAACTAGATGAACTAGGAAAAGTTAGAGCAAAATTTGATACAGGAAATGGTTCACTTGCTTGTGCCTTACACGCTGATGAAATTTTAGAAGATGGTAAAATAGTTAAATGGAAATATGACGGAAAAACTCATACTAAACCAAGACACGGTACAAGTAAAGTTTATAGAGCAAATGCTGACGGTGAAGAGCCATCAGAAATTAGACCAACGATATTATTAGATATTACATTTAATGGTTTTACATATAAAGATATTGAATTTGGTTTAGACCAAAGACCACGATCAGGCTCAGATATATTAGTTAATAGAGAATTAATGCGACAAATGAATGTAAGTGTCAACCCTAATAGAACATTTGTATTAAGTAAGAGATTAAGACCTATTGAAAAAGAAGGTAAACAAGACAAAGTGGGTTTTGAAAAGAAATAACATTGACAATTTAGTCAATTTATGTTATATTATAAACAATAAGGAGAAATATTATGTCAGACGTGAAACTATTAAGACTAGCTACTGGCGAAGATGTAATCGCTAGAGTAGAAGAAGACGACCAAGGTGTAAATTTAAACAAAGCATTTGTTATTATACCTCAACAATCGGCACCAGGCCAACCAATACAATTAATGATGTCATTATATAATGCTTTTGGTAAAAGTGATACTGTTACGGTATCAAAAGACAAAGTTGTATTCATAACAGATCCTAAAGAAGATATTTTAAAATCATATCAAAAAAATACAAGTAGTATTTTAACATCACCAGGATTAATTACAGAAACTAAATTACCTAAATTAGATTAGTGATAACTGTTTACTTTGTACGTGATGGCTCAAAGATAGCAGTTGATGTGCCTGAAGGCACTACTCTAATGAAGGCTGCTAGAGATTATTCAAAAGTATCCATACCAGAAATACCAGCAGATTGTTCTGGTAGTTGTGCTTGTGCTACTTGTCACGTACATATTGATGAAAGGTATTATGAATCTATACCTACAGATACAGCTGAAATTGAATTGTTAGAATATGAACCTGAATTTAAACCTAAACAAAGTAGATTATCTTGTCAAATTACATTGACTAAAAAACATAATGGTTTGATAGCTACATTATTAAAAGACTTATAATGAATTTTTATAAATCAGTAATTGAACACAAAGGCAAACTTCTTGTAAGAGGTATACACGAGGGTAAAGACTTTAAAGAAAAGTTAGATTTTGGTCCTACTCTATATGCTTTAACACAACAAGAAACTGAATATAAAAATTTACAAGGCCAATATTTAAAACCAATCACATTTAAAAACATAGACTCTGCTCGTAAGTTTAGACGAGAAGTTGTAACTCAAAATTCACCTATTTACGGATTAGAAAGATACCATTATCAATATATTGGTAAAGAATATCCTGAAGATATTAAATGGGATAAAGATCATATTAAAATCTTCACACTTGATATTGAAACAAGTTGTGAAAATGGTTTTCCTGATGTGGAAAATCCTATTGAAGAATTACTTTGTATTACAGTTAAAAATCAATCTAACAAACAAATTATTACTTGGGGTACAGGTGAATATAAAACTGATAGATCAGATGTAACTTACGTTCAATGTAAGAATGAAAATCAGTTATTATTTGAGTTTATGAAGTTTTGGATTAAGAACTATCCAGATGTAATTACTGGTTGGAATACAAAATTCTTTGACTTACCTTACTTGATGAATAGAATTAAAATGATTGCTGGCGATAAAGTGGCCAATAAAATGTCGCCTTGGGGTTTAATTAAAAGTGAGGAGATTGTTGTAAGAGGTAGACCTCAAACCGTATATACAATTTATGGTATTACAAATTTAGATTACTTGGACTTATACAAATGGTTTGTACCACAAAGACAAGAAAGTTATAAACTTGACTTTATCGGTGAGTTAGAACTTGGCCGTGGTAAAGATGATATGCCATATGATACATTTAAAGAATGGTATACTAAAGACTTTCAATCGTTTGTTGATTACAATATACAAGACGTAGAAATTGTTGATGGACTAGAAGATAAACTAGGCCTAATTGACTTGTCATTAACCGTTGCTTATGAAAGTAAAGTAAACTATGGTGATATATTTTCACAAGTTAGAGTATGGGACACTTTGATAGCAAACCATTTAATGAAAAAAAATATTTGTGTGCCTCCAAGAGAAGAACATTTAAAAGAAACAAAATACGAAGGCGCTTATGTAAAAGAACCTCAACTTGGTCAACACAAATGGGTGGTGTCGTTTGATATTAACTCTCTATATCCTCATATTATCATACAGTATAATATTTCTCCCGAAAAGATTATAGGAGTTAAATCATCTGGCGTTTCAGTAAATAAAATGTTAGAACAAAGGACACCACTCACTCATTTAAAAACTGAAGGCGCTTGTATAACACCTAATGGTGCTTTATTTAAAACAGATGGTCAAGGTTTTTTACCTGAAATGATGGAAACAATGTACAATGAACGAGTTATTTACAAGAAACGAATGTTAAAGGCAAAAAAAGAATATGAAAAAACAAAAGATCCTAAACTTGTAAGAGAAATATCTCGTTGTCACAATATTCAATGGGCTAGAAAGATTGCTCTCAATAGTGCTTATGGTGCCGTAGGCAATCAATACTTTAGATATTATGATGTAAGACAGGCAAGTGCCATTACAACGGCAGGCCAGTTTATTATTCGTTTTATTGAAAGTAAAGTAAATGAATATTTAAATAAAATATTAAAAACACACGATAAGTTAGATTATATTGTGGCGTCTGATACAGATTCAATTTATGTAACACTTGACAAGTTAGTAGAAAAAACTTGTGAAGGTAAAGATAATGAACAGATATGTAATTTCTTAAACAAGGTTGTAGATAGTAGAATAGAACCATTTTTAGAAAAATGTTTTGCTGAATTGGCTGATTATACAAATGCTTTTAAAAATTGTATGGTAATGAAACGAGAAGTAATTGCCAATAAAGGTATATGGGTAGCTAAAAAAAGATATATGTTAAATGTATTAGATGAAGAAGGCGTTAGACTATCTGATCCTAAATTAAAGATTATGGGTATTGAAGCAGTTAAGTCATCAACACCACAAGTTTGTAGAGGTAAGATTAAAGAAGCCATTAAGATTATTATGTCTAAAGAACAATCTGATTTACACAATTTTATTTCTGAATTTAAAAAAGAGTTTTTTCAAATGTCGGCTGAACAAATATCTTTTCCTAGAAGTTGTAATAATTTAAGAAAATACAAACACGCTAATGATGTGTTTATTAAAGGCACACCTATTCACGTTAAAGGTGCTTTGATTTATAATCATCAACTAAAACAATTTAAGTTACAAAACAAATACCCTTACATACAAGAGGGTGATAAAATCAAGTTTTTAAAATTACTAGAGGCAAATCCATTTAAATTTGATGTAATAAGTTATATTACTAAACTACCTAAAGAGTTTAAACTCAAAGAATATATTGATTATGAAACACAATTTGAAAAAACATTTTTAGATCCTATGAGATTTATATTACAGGCGATTGGTTGGGAACACGAAGAAAAGGCCAGTTTAGAGGCATTTTTTGGATGATAACAGGTTTATTTTTATTAATAATAACTATACATTGGGGTTTTGCCACAGGAGCCATATTGGCTGCTAGAACTAATTTAAGTATACCTCAATTTTTAATAATAATATTAATGATTAGATATTTTATACAGGCTTATGGACTTTCAAACTAACAAACAATATGGAGTAATATATGCTGACCCTCCTTGGTATTTTAAAACGTATAGTAACAAAGGAAAGGATAAAAGTCCTGAAAGACATTATCCTTGTATGTCTATCGCTGACATTATTCGGTTACCTGTTGACCGAATTGCTAAGGACGATGCAGTCCTTTTAATGTGGGTTGTAGATCCACTTTTAGACCAGGCGTTTAAAGTTATTGACGCCTGGGGCTTCAAGTATAAGACAGTTGGATTTACTTGGGCAAAAACGAATCGAACTAAAATGGGTTTCTTTACAGGTTTAGGTTATTGGACTAGAGCCAATCCTGAAATGTGTTTGTTGGCTACTAAAGGCAAACCAAAAAGAAAATCAATGGGTGTAAAACAATTAGTGGTACAGGAAAGAGGTCGACATTCCGAGAAACCATTATTACACAAAGAGATTGAAGCTCTTGTAGATGGTCCATACATAGAGTTGTTTGCTAGAAAAAAGCCATTTAAAAATTGGGACTATTGGGGAAATGAAGTATGATTGAAATGTTTGGAGTAGGATTAATGGTTGCCATTTTTATGGTAATAGTGTATATTATACCTATTTGGTTATTGAGAAAATGGAATGATGAAGACCCTAAATAAAGAACAAGCCCTATATTGTGCTAATATATTCAATGACTATTTTAGTCAGTTTGATAGAATAGATCAGTATATGAGAGATCAAAAGTTATCTCAATTAGAAACAAATAATTCTGCTGGTACATTATTTGATGATGGTCCTGAAGAAGACTTGTTTAATAGTGACATATCACCTGAAGAAATGAACTTTGAAATAAAAGAGATTACTAATGAAAGATTTGATAAACTTTTAAATATGGTTTCTTCACATACAAATATGTCAAATGTTCCAGGTAAGAACTTAAAGATAGTTGTAATGGAAACTAATACACAAAAGATAGTTGGTTTTATTAGACTATCATCTCCTGTAATTAATATGAAACCTCGTAATGAGATGTTAGGACAAGTGCCTGATTTAAAATCATTTAACAAAACTTCTATTATGGGTTTTGTAATTGTGCCTGTACAACCATTTGGTTTTAATTATTTGGGTGGTAAACTATTGGCCGCTGTTTGTTGTTCACACGAAGTAAGACAAAAGATGAATGTTAAATATGATATGAATATGGCCTTATTTGAAACAACATCTTTATATGGTAATAGCAAATCATCAAGCCAATATGATGGTATGAAACCATTTTTAAGATATAAAGGCTTAACTGATAGTGACTTTATACCTTTAATACACGGTAAACCCTACCACGATTTGGCTAAGTTTGTAGAAAACAATATAGGCAAATTAGTAAAAGATGACGCTTCAAGTAAAAAACTAAAACTTACTATGGCTATTATTGGTTTAGTTAAAAGAAGTTTAGATGGTACAGATTTAGAAAATTTTAACACAACTATTAGTAATGCTAAAAAACTTACAGAAAGAAAAAGATATTATGCTTGTAATTATGGTATTAAAAACTATATCAATATTGTAAATGGTACAGAAACAGATATAGTCAAAGATGAAAACTACGACAAACATAACCTAAATAATATTATAGAGTGGTGGAAAAAGAAAGCAACCAATCGTTATAATAATCTTAAAAATGAAAATCGTTTGAGGAAAGAACTTGAAATATGGTCACCGGATGCACAAATACAGATAATCAGATGATAACAAAAAAAGATTACGAAGAATTAAAAGATTATTGGGACTTCCAAAGAAAGGTAGAATACAATAAAGAGGTTGTATTTAATATGGCCGATTCTTTTGAGGGTCGTGTATATAATGATTTTGGACCTGTCAACCTTAATGATATGAAAGAATTGTTATGGATGAGGGTAAAACCTGAAGATTATGAAAATCCAAGAAAAGGTTGGGTGCCTATAAATGAAAAATATAGGTTTGAATGGGAAGGCGAAGCTAATATGCCTAACTTTGAAATAGATACGCCAAAAGGTGATAGAATCGCTTTAAAGGCAAAAGATATTAAAAGGTGGCAAGAGGCCTTTGAAGACGATAATGGAAATAATGATATATAATAAGGGTAAAATTGTAGAACGGTACCATTTTAAGCCACAGGAGCTTGACAAAATTAAGAATTTCTGTTATAATGATAACATCAAGTGGTACATATTAAAATATAGTGAAAAGGAGATAATGGAATATGAGCAATTTTCTAAAGGACATAATTAAAGAAACAGGTAATGAGTACGCTACACTTGTAAGTGAAGGCGTTGATAGCGCAGACGTAACAAGTTTTATTGATACAGGCTCGTATTCTTTTAATGCTTTGTTATCAGGTAGTATTTACGGTGGTATGCCTGGAAATAAAATCACAGCAATCGCTGGTGAAGCCGCAACAGGTAAAACTTTCTTTGCTTTAGGTATCTGTAAACATTTTTTAGATACAGACAAAGACGCAGGTGTAATTTATTTTGAATCAGAAAGTGCCATCTCAAAAGAGATGATTGAGGGTAGAGGTGTTGATTCAAGTAGAATGGTAATTGTGCCAGTTGCCACAGTACAAGAATTTAGAAATCAATCAATTAAAATTATAGACAAATATTTAGAACAACCAGAAGATAAACGTAAACCATTAATGTTTGTATTAGATAGTTTAGGTATGTTATCTACTACAAAAGAAATGGAAGATACGGCTGCTGGTAAAGAAACAAGAGATATGACTAGATCACAAATAGTCAAATCAACGTTTAGAGTTTTAACACTTAAATTAGGTAAAGCAAATATACCTATGATAATGACCAATCACACTTATGATGTTATTGGTTCTATGTTCCCACAAAAAGAAATGGGTGGCGGTTCAGGTTTGAAGTACGCCGCTTCATCAATCATCTACTTAGGTAAACGAAAAGAAAAAGACGGTACTGAAGTAGTTGGTAATATTATACATTGTAAAAATTATAAAAGTAGATTAACAAAAGAAAATGCTCAAATAGATGTCAAACTAACTTATAAAAAAGGACTTGATAAGTATTACGGTCTGTTAGAACTAGGCGAAGAAGTTGGTATCTTTAAAAAGGTATCAACTAGATTTGAAATGCCAGATGGTTCTAAAGTATTTGGTAAAAATATCAATGATGAGCCTGAAAAATATTTTACAAAGGAAGTATTAGATAAGATTGATGAATATGCCAAAAAGAAATTCAGCTACGGATCAGACGAAGAATAAAAAAAGATACGTTTTTGTTCAAAAAGAAGGTGACGATTTTACTTGTATAAAAATCGTTGATGGTAAATTTGAAAACGTTATCTATAAGTACGGCAAAGTTGGATTTGCTAGAGATGAAAATCCAGACGGAACGTTGCCTATGAAGTTTGATTATGATATAGTAAGTAATCCTAATAAGGCAGATATTGATTCACAAGACTTTATAGATTTTATTGGTGATATATTAATGGAACAATTGGAAAAACAGGTAACAGATGGCACCGTTGTCTTTGACAAATAACGAAAGAATAGAAATAACTATTTTAAGAAACTTCTTTTATAATGAGGAGTTTACAAGAAAGGCTTTACCTTTTGTAAAACCTGATTACTTTACAAATAGAATAGAAAAACTATTGTACGAAGAAATAGATAAGTTTGTACAAGAATATAAAAATCTACCTACAAAAGAAACCATTTTAATTGAGTTTGGCCGTAGAAAAGATATAAATGAAGAAGAATTAAAATTAATTAAAGAACTTGTTATTAGTTTTACAGATGAAAAGTCTGATTTACAATGGTTGTTAGATACAACAGAAAAGTTTTGTAAAGATAGAGCAGTACATAACGCTGTATTATCTGGCATTAAGATACTAGATGGCAAAGATAAACAAAGACAGCCAGAGGCAATACCAAGCATATTAAGTGAGGCATTGGCCGTTAGTTTTGACAATCATATTGGACACGATTATATTGGTGACGCTGAAAGTAGATTTGATTGGTACCATACAAAAGAAAAAAGATATCCTTTTGACTTGTCTTTCTTTAACAAAATTACAAAAGGTGGTGTACCAAGTAAAACACTAAACATCGCTTTGGCAGGAACTGGTGTTGGTAAGTCTTTGTTTATGTGTCACGTAGCTTCTAACTTCTTAACACAAGGTCAAAATGTATTATACATTACTTTAGAAATGGCTGAAGAAAGAATTGCTGAAAGAATTGACGCCAATTTAATGGACGTTACAATGGATGATTTACACGATATGCCTAAACAACTATATGATAATAAAATGGCCAAGTTAAGAAGTAAAACAACAGGTCAATTAATCATTAAAGAATATCCAACAGCGTCAGCTCATAGTGGTCATTTTAGAGCATTAATTAATGAACTATCATTAAAGAAAAGTTTTAAACCAGATGTTGTGTTTGTAGATTATTTAAATATTTGTGCTAGTAGCAGATTTAAAGGTGGTAATATATCTTCTTATTTTTATATTAAGGCAATTGCTGAAGAATTAAGAGGCCTAGCAGTTGAGTTTAATTTACCTATCTTTTCTGCTACACAAACAACTAGAACTGGTTACGTAAGTACAGATATTGGTTTAGAAGATACTTCAGAAAGTTTTGGTCTACCTGCGACAGCCGACTTTATGTTTGCCTTAATGTCTAATGAAGAATTAGAATCTTTAGGGCAAATGAAAGTAAAACAATTAAAGAATAGATACAATGATCCTGGTTTAAACAGAGCATTTATTGTAGGTGTTGATAGAGCAAAAATGAGATTATATGACGTGGAAAATACGGCACAAAATATAGTAGATAGTAACCAAACAAAAGAAAAGGAAAGTTATCCTACACCTGAACAGGCTTATGATAAGTTTTCTGATTTTAAAGTATAATGGTAAAAAAAAGAATACAAAAAGTAAAGTTTCACAAAGGTGATAGACGGCCTAATAATGAACAACCAAATCTTTCTTATGTAAAGAAGATGAAAAAACATAAGAAAGATATTATATGGGAAGTCATTGAAAAACCTAATAATAATGTGATTGCTCAATTCTTTTTTGAAGAAGACGCTTACAAATTAGTGAAGTTTCAGAATAAAAACAAGGTATGGGAGCCTAATGGAGGCATACCAAAATTCTTATGGGTAAGTGTTTAGTGTTATAAATATTAGTAAATAATTGATTTATATGGAACAAGTGATTATAGTAATGGGAAAAATGAGAGAGAAATGTTTAGTTTTAAAGGATTTTTTACAAAGGAAAAAAATACACATTTAGAACATCTGGAAGACGATATAATAAATCGTGGTTCAAAAGGTGGTCAAAATGCTATTAATTTTCTTAATTCAATAAGAGATATGCTAGCTGGTTCTTCCAGTAGTAAAGTCAATATGTCCGTCAAATGGGACGGAGCTCCTGCTATAGTCTGTGGTATTAATCCAGAAAATGGTGAATTTTTTGTAGGTACAAAGGCCGTTTTCAATGTAAATCCTAAAATAAACTATACATCATCTGATATAAGAAGAAATCATAGTGGTGAATTGGCTAACAAATTATCTATAGCATTAAGAGAACTTAAAAAATTAAACATATCTGGTATATTACAAGGTGACTTTTTGTTTTCAAAATCAGATTTAAAAACAGCAAAAATAGATGGTGAAAATATGTTAACTTTTACACCTAATACTATTACATATGCTGTACCTATTGATTCAGATATTGGTAAAAGAATTAAAAGAGCAAGAATGGGTATAGTATTTCATACATCTTACTCTGGTAAAACAATGAAAGATTTAAAAGCAGGTTTTGGTACAGTTTCCGGTCGATCTGGAATATCTTCCGTGTTTTTAGCTGACGCTGCTTATAGAGATGTAAGTGGCTCAGCTAAATTAACATCAAGCGAATTATCAACCTTTAATGCTAGAATAAGAATGGCTGAAGGATCTTTATCAAAAGCTGGTTCTATGTTAGATGAAATGGCCAAATCTTCGTCTGATGCATTATCTGTAGGTTTTAGATTAAAGACTTTTTTTAATCACTATATAAGAAATACACAAGGTAATATGGCTAAAGTAAAAACACTTGTAGATATGTTTGGTGAATATTATGAAAATGTTTTACAAGCAGAAATAGATAGTAGAAAGACAGAAAGTGGTAAAAAGAAATATCAGGATATTTTAAAAAAGAATATGGTTTATATTAATAGAAACAAACAAGCCTTATATTTTGCTATTGCTTCACACGTTACCTTACAGAATGCTAAAAATTATTTGGTTAATAAGTTAAGTGAAATACAAAGTATTGGCCATTTTTTAAGAACATCTACAGGATATAAAGTAACAGCTCCTGAAGGATTTGTGGCCGTTGATAGAGTGGCTGGTGCTGTCAAGTTAGTAGATAGATTAGAATTTAGTAGAGCCAATTTTACGGCTGAGAAAGATTGGGTTAAAGGTTAATGGCAAGCACAGGTTATATAAGCGAACAGAATTATCAAATTGCTAGAGGCTTGATAAAAGGAGCTTCTTCAATACATAAGTTTGGTGCGGTTCCTGCTATGTCAATTAATACGACAGGTACTTGTTGGGATAAAAATGATACTTTATATCCTTGGTCAGCATTTTCAAGTGCGAGTGTATTAACAGCACAGGCCGTTAATGCTAGTGATAACGGAAAGATTTTAACAGTTGAAGGTTTAGATAGTAATTACGAACCACAAACAGATACAATTACATTATCAAGTAGTGGTACAGCAAGTACAACAAAACAATTTTTAAGAGTGTATAGAGGTTACATTTCAACAGGTACAAACAATGTTGGTGTAATTGATGTAAGAATTGGCGCAACAACTGTATTGTATATTAATGTAGGTTTAGCACAAACTTTAATGATGATTTATACTGTACCCGCTGGTAAACAATTATTATTAACAAAAGGTGCTTGTACTTCACAGGCAAGTGCTGACGCTTCAGGTTTCTTTTATGTAAGATTTTTTGGTCAAACAGCATTTAGAATACAACACACATTTGAAGTTTCAGGTTCAGATGGTTATGAATATGATTTTACTGTACCATTTGCTGTACCAGAAAAATCAGATATAGATGTTAGAATACAAACAAGAAGTAATAACGGAAGATATACAGCCGCTTTTGATGGTGTGTTAGTAGATGTTCCACGAACAATGTACACAGGTAGTTAATGAATATTATTTTAATAGGCGGTCCAGGTTCAGGTAAATCAACTTATGCTAAGTTTATTACCAAAGAGTTTGATATAGAACACATTTATCCTGGTGAACTATTAAGAAAGGCAAAGGCACAAGGCGGAGAAATGGCCAAAAGATTATCAGATTTAGGTAAAGGTGGTTTTGCTCCTAATGATATTGTCTTAAAACTTGTAAAAGACGCCGTAGCAAAGGCAGATAATGGTTTTGTATTTGATGGTTTTCCAAGATATATGCAACAAGTAAGAGATTTAGAAAGAGAAGGAATTAAAATAGATAAAGTGGTTTATTTAAATGTAAGTCCTGAAGAAGTTATAAGAAGACTAACGGCTAGAGGTAGAGAAGATGATAAACCAGAAATTATTAAAAACAGAATTGCTTTATATAAAAAAGAAACTGGTCCTGTAGTTGAGTATTACAGAAAAAAACCAGGTTTTATAGAAGTAAAAGCTGAAGGCGGTGAACCTGAAGAAATAGCAAATAGAATTATAAAACAACTAAAGGCAAAACCATTAAGAGAATTTAGAGAATATTTAAATGAAGGTGTTTACGATCCAGGTATTTTTAAGGCCTTCTTTTTAGCAGGTGGTCCTGGTTCTGGTAAAACATTTGTAACAGCTTCTGCTTTTGGTGGTACAGGTTTAAAAGTAGTTAATTCGGATGCTGCCTTTGAAAGAGGTTTAAAACAGGCAAATTTATCTTTAAAAATGCCAGATGAAGAAGAATACTTTAGAAATATTGTAAGAGCAAAAGCAAAAATGACAGCTTCTACAATGTTAAATACTTATATAGAGGGTAGATTAGGTTTAGTTATTGACGCTACAGGTAGAGATTTAGACTTAGTACAAAGACAAGTAGGTATGTTAAGAAATATTGGTTATGATTGTTATATGGTATTTGTAAACACTAGTTTAGATGTGGCATTAGAAAGAAATAAAAAACGACCAAGATCAATACCAGAATACATTGTACAGAAAAGTTGGCAAGGTGTTCAGGCTAATATAGGTTCTTTTCAAAGAATTTTTAGTCCTAATAAAATGTTAGTTGTAGATAATAATAGAAGTGAACAAGAATTAGTAACTCAAACATTAAACACAGCGGCTAAATTTATTAGAAGTAGATTAAGAACCAAACCAGAAAACGGTATAGCATTAAGTTGGATAAGAAAAGAATTAGAGGCTAAAAAAAGATGATAAAATCATTTAAAGAAAAATTTAATTTAGTAGAAAGTATCATTGATATTCCTAGAAGAATATACGCACCAAAAGTATTTGATGATGCTGATACTGATAATCCAAAAATCAAACCTAGTGTTAAAGCACAAATAGATAAACAATTATCAGAATTTGAAAAAGAATATCCTATTATTAAAACAGGTTTAATCGGTTCTATCTTAACAAAAAGATATAGAAATGACGCTGATTTAGACATCAATGTATTGTTTGATGTGCCTGTAGAAAAACAAGAGGAAGAAAGAGTAAGACTTTCTAAAAAATATCTATCAGCTTCTAATCCAGATAATATACAAGGTCAATTAATACCTGGTTCTGAACATCCAATTAATTTTTATTTCATTACAGATAAGAAAACTTATGATGACCAAGAAGAAAAGGCTGATGCTGTATTTGATATTGAAAGTAATACTTTTGTAAAAAGACCTGAAGAATTTATTTTTGATCCTAACTTATATGTAAATGAGTTTGAAAGAAAAGTACAAGAATTAGATGTAGTTAAAGGTGAACTAAAAAGAGATATAATAGATTATGATGAACTAACAGAATTACAACCAAATGATGTATTAGATTTACAAGATAAGATAAAAGATAAACTAGAAGAAATAGAAAATAGTTTAGAACAGATTGTAAAAATAGGTGATAACGTTGACGCCGAAAGAAGAGCGGCCTTTGATACAGATATGTCGCCAGATGAGATTAGACAATATGGTGTTAAAAACAGATTACCAAAAAATGTTATTTACAAAATGTTAGAGAAGTATCACTATCTAAAATTCTATAAAAAATGTAAAAAGATATTAGAAGATGGTATTGTAACAGACCAAGAAGTTGATAGTTTAAAAACAGAAGCAGTTTCATTAAACGACATTAAAATGGCCGCTAAAAGGTGGTCTAAAGGTGTTGTTGATAAGATTAGAAGAATGGCAACAACTTCTAAAAGATATGAATACGCTGCTAAAGTTTTACAAGATGTGATTGATAGAAAGAAAAAAGAAAGATCAAAAGAAGGATTACCTTTAAGACACGACATAGGTTACTATGCGGCTGCTGTTGCTGATACTTTCCACGACATTAATCCTAAAAAATTACAAAGTATGGTACACGAAGAATTTTTACCAGAAGCCAAGTCAGTAGCATTTACTTTTGGTAGATTTAATCCACCTACTATTGGCCACGAAAAACTAATTAAAAAAGTTAAATCATTATCTACAAATGATTACAAAATATTTTTAAGTAGATCACAAGATAGTAAAAAGAATCCATTAAGTCCAAGAGATAAACTAAATGTAATGAAAGATATGTTTCCGCAACACGCTAGAAATATAGAACTAAATCCTACCAATATGGTTTTAGATTTAGCTACTGATTTATATAACAAAGGTTATACAGATGTAACTATGGTAGCAGGTAGTGATAGAGTAAGAGAGTTTGAAAACATATTAAAGAAATATAATGGCCAAAGAAACAGACACGGTTTTTATGACTTTGATAGTATTAAAGTTGTATCTGCTGGCGAAAGAGATCCAGACGCTGAAGGTGCTACTGGTATGTCAGCAAGTAAAATGAGATCAGCTGCTGAAAAAGGAGATGAAAAATCTTTTTCAATGGGTGTACCATCAGGTTATAGAAAAGTACCACAACTTATGAAAATGGTAAGAAAAGGAATGAACTTAGCAGCCGCTTATGGTGGATTAATGCAAGTTTCAGGTGCTAAACCAATAGCTAGTTTACAAGAGTTTGAACAAAATCAAATAAGAGATTTATATGTTAGAGAAATGATCTTTAACATAGGAGATAAAGTAGATTACGTCAAAGAAGACGTACAAGGAACAATAAAAAGAAGAGGTACAAATTACGTTGTACTAGAAGATAATAATAACAATTTACACAAGGCTTGGATTTGGGACTGTATTCCAGTACCAGCAGATAGAGAGGCCGAAGTGAGAGAATATAATTTAGATGTAGATTATGGATTTGAAGCCGTATCAGAAAAGAAAGAATACGGCCATACTGACAGTTTACCACAAGATAAAGATGTTGGTAAAGTAAAAGGTACACAACCTAAAAAATACTATAAAGATTTATCAAAAAATGTTAAATCAAAAAGAGCGGCTCACTTTAAATCACAAGATACAGAAAAAGGTCCATACAAACCAGCGCCAGGTGACGAGAAAGCAAAAACTAAACCTAGTAAACACACACAAAAATATAAGAAGATGTTTGGTGAATTAAAACAGGATTTAGCGGATGCTTGTTGGAAAGGATATAAACAAGTGGGATTAAAAGATAAAGATGGTAAAAAAGTGCCTAATTGTGTGCCAGAGGCATATGATATAGGGCACGATTACGCTGAATACACAAATAAAATAACACCAGGTCAATCTGGTTATGACCCTAAATTCCAAGGTGGTTCATACAAACCAAGTGATCCAAAGAAGAATTTAAAACAAGTAGTAACTAATAAAGAAACTGCTGATATTACTAAGGAAGATGTTGAAAAATGGTCACTTTCAGATGAAACAATAGATAAATATAAGAAAAGATACGCTGAAGAATGGCGTTCTAAATTGGATGAAGTAGTGAAACGAATGATGGAGAAGATATAATGTTAAGTTTTACAGACTATAAAGATAAGATTAGTAAATCGGTTATGTATCATGTTGAAAATAATATACCGTTTGCTGAAAATATCTATAGAATCCATAGTGAAGAATTTTATAGGTTGTTTAGAGAGGCTAGAGAGTTATTTAAAGAAGGCCTTTTGACTGAATTAAACGATTGGGATAAACAACTATTAGAATCTGATATTGGTGAGTTTGGTATTTACGAAGATCAAAAAGTACCACTTGATATACCAATTGAAGAAGAAGAAAAAAATCCACCACTTAACAAACCAAAAAGAGGTGGACCTAAAAAATTTTATGTGTTTGTCCGTGATGGTGACAAGATTAAAAAAGTCACTTGGGGCGACACAACAGGATTAAGTGTTAAACTTAAAAATCCTGAAGCAAGAAAAAGCTTTGCTGCTCGTCATAGATGTGACCAGCAGAAAGATAAAACTAAAGCGGCATATTGGGCGTGTAACCTACCACGATATGCCAAGTCTTTAGGAATGTCAGGCGGCGGTAATTTTTATTGGTAATGAAAGACTTACTAGATTATTACAAGCCGTTTGAAGATTTTGAAAATAGTATTTACAAAAATATATTTACTAGAGTCTTTAAACAAAATATTAAAGACAAACAATTGATATGGCACAAAGATCGAAAAGATCGAACTGTCAAAGTGATTTATGGAACAGGATGGAAACTACAATATGATAATGAGTTACCTACAGAATTAGAAATAGGTAACAATTATTATATTAAAAAGGAACAGTTTCACAGATTACATAAAGGTAATTCGGAACTGAAACTGGAGATAAAAGAATATGAGTAAGACACTAAAAGAAATGAGATTAGATTTACAAGAAGCGGAAGCGAGTAAAACCGATCTACAATACGTTAGAGCAAAAACTGCAAACAACAATCATTTTGAAGCAAGAAGATATATTGCTGATAAAATTTTAAGAGATAGAAAATTAGCAGATGCTTATAAAGCGTTAGAAATGGTACACGACAATTATGGTTCAATTATTGGAAATGACGCTATACAAATTAGACAAAGATTAGAAAAAACATTAATGAACGATTTGAAAAAAAAAATTAAAAATTGGGACGCAATTTATTCGGCGTTATAGGAGAAAAAATGAGTAGATATAGAAACACAATGTCTGAACTTTTAAAACAAGTTAGAGGCATTAAAGAACAAGATGATAAAGACCACGAAGTTTCAATGGCTCGTGGTGAACTAGAAGCTATCGCTGATAAAGCAACTCAACTTGCTTCAATGTTACAAGGTAAATCAGATGAAGGCAATCCTTTAGAGGCTTGGGTACAATCTAAAATTACAAAAGCAAAAGACTATATCAACTCCGTTTCAGATTATTTAATGTATAATCCTGATATGAAACAAAACGAAGAACTACAAGAAAAAACTTATGGTTGGACTTTAGTTTCAAAAGCAAAAGACCTTGCTAAAAAGTATGCTAATAATTACACAAAAGCTGTAGATGAAATAGAAAAACTAGAAAAAGGTTTATCTAAAAATCCTACAGTTGAAAAAGAATTAATGAAATATAATGAAAGTTTAGAAGAAAAATTTACAGTACAGATTACTAAAAAAGACGGCACTACTATGGAGTTAGGCAGATACAATACAGCTGCTGAAGCACAAAGATTTGTTGATATGTATGGTAAAGGTGCTAAAGTAAAAAAAGAAGAATTTGAATTAGAAGAAGCAAGTTTAAAAGACATATTTACGGCCAACCAAGAAGGCCAAAAGGCAGATGAAATTGCTAAAAAATTAAAAATGTCAGTTGCTGATGTTAAGAAAATACTAGGTGAAGAATCTTTAGATGAAAAAACTTATGATGACAAAGAAATAGATAAGTTTCATACAGATTTAGACAAGATAGTACACAAACATTTTGGTCATAGTTCAAAAGAAAAAGAAAAGATGAACGAAAAAGTGGCCGCTAGTATTATAAAAGACTTACAAAAAGCTTATGCTGATTTAAAAGGTAAAACTATTTCACCTCAAATGGCAACTAAAATATCAAAACATTTAGACCAACCCTCATATGATTTAAATACTTTAAGACAGTTAGTAAAAGCTAATATACCTTTTATATCAACACTTGCTAGAAATAAAATTTACAAAAAGACAGGTAAGTTTGAAGATTTAAAAGAGGAAGATGGTGTTGAAATAGCAAAGATAAGAGCTGAAAGAGATAAAGATGATAAAAAAGAAGTTGCTTCAAAAGAAAAAGAAGTAGCGGCTCTAAAAGATCAAGTTGCTTTATTAAAAACAAAATTAGAAAATGAAAAACATAAAGCTATCAAGCCAGAACCAAATCCTGAAACAGGTGAAGTTCCACTAACAATTGGTATTGCTAATAAACTTCTTAAAGATAAAGCTGAAAAAGAAGCTAAGAAAAAAGAAGATATGAAAGAAGAAATGAGATTATATATTGAGTCAATTGCTGCCGTTAAAAATAAGGCAGAAAAAACAGGTATGCCTTACTCAATATTAAAACAAGTTTACGATAGAGGAATGGCCGCTTGGAAAGGTGGACACCGACCAGGTGCTGGCCAAGTCCAATGGGCACTTGCTAGAGTAAATTCATTCGTAACAAAATCCTCAGGAACTTGGGGAGGCGCTGATAAAGATTTAGCGGCTAAAGTAAAGGGAGAAAAATAATGAAATACTTAAATACTAAACCAGGTAGTATTGAAGAAGTAGCTGCTAGTATGAGTAAGTATGCTGCTGAATCAGAATACCAACAAATGTTTAAAAAAGAATTAGAGAAAGCTGGTAAGGGCATTGGTTCAATGACACCTGCTGAAAAAAAGGCATTCTTTAATAAAATAGATTCAAAATACACTGCTAAAAATGAAAAGGTAGATAATCCTTATGCTGTGGGTATGGCTGCTGCTATGAAAGCAAAGAACGACAAACCACCTTTAAAAAAATCTACAATTACTAAAGCACACGATATTGCTAAGTCAATTGAAAAAGATCAAAAAAATGAAACTCATTCTTTTATGACAAAAGATATGAACAAGAGTAAAAAGGATGCTAAGGGTGAAAAAGAGATTGTTGATCCAGCTCCTAAAATGAAGTTTAAAGAAGCTTATAAAAAAGTTAAAAAAGAAGCTATGAATACTGTTGGTGACGCTACGGCCGATCAAGCGAATCAAAGAGTTGGTGAGGGTCCTAAAGAAAACGATCCAGACATTAAAAAATCAAAAGCAAAGGCAGATACAGGTTCAAAAGCTACTCCAGTTGATACTTCACCTGAAGTTGAGTATAAAAATTAATCTGTTCGCTTTTTGTTCTATCTAGCTGTGTCAGAATGACACTTGACTTTTGGCTAGGATATGATAGTATATAGATATGGAAAACACTATGAAATCAAGAATTTACTGTGATATGGATGGAGTCCTTTGTGACTTTGCCAAAGGTGTTGAGAAAGTTATAGGTAAATCTATAACTCAATGGTCTTACGGCAGTAAATCTGAAAAATGGGATCAAATAAAGGCAACACCAAAATTTTGGCATACACTTCCTTGGATGGCAGGCGGTAAAGACCTTTGGAATTTTATTTCAAAATATAAACCACATATCTTATCAGCATACGTTGAAGAAAGCTTTGATCCAAATTGTATACCAGGTAAATCACATTGGGCAAGAACTAATTTAGGAATTGCTCCAGGTAATGTCAATCTGGTAAAAAGAGTACAGAAACAAAACTATGCCAAAGTGGCAGGCCAACCTGCTATTTTAATTGACGATTACAAGAAAAACACAGATCAATTCACACAAAAAGGTGGTATAGGAATACTACATACCACTACTTCCAATACTATTAGAGAACTTAAAAAACTAGGTTTCTAGTATCTATTCTTATAAATAGTAGAGTTATATAACAAATATTAAATTTAAGGAGAGATATATGTCTTTATGGGGAAATGATATAAAGCCTAAAAATCTTACAGACGAAGAAAAAAAAGAAGTCTATGCAACCTCTCAAGGTTGGGTAAGAGAAGCTGGCTCAGTATTATCAGGTAATGGTAATCCAAATGCAGATCCAGAAGTATTAGTAGCAATCGGCGGATTAACTACAAATATGGGTTCAGCAAATATCACACAAGTAGAATTTGTAACAACATCAATCGGCGAAGCTGCTGGTGGAAACATTGACGTTAGAGTAAGATTTAACGAAAGAGTTGACATTACAGGAACACCACAAGTAACAGTAACTAATTCACAAGCTGGTGGTGGTACAGACGCTACATTTACAGCAGATTACAACTCTGGTACAGGAACTAACGAAATTGTATTCAGAGCAACTTATGGTGCTGCAGATGGTGGTATTGCTGAAGATGATGTACTATCAATTGGTACAAACGCAGTAGCACTTAACGGCGGTGCTATCAAAGATGCTAATACAACAACAAACTCTACAATTACAAACGCTGCTCAAGCAGGTACATTAACTGTAGCAGCTTAATAACAAAATCATATAAGGGCGCTCAAAGTGCCCTTATATATACTATATGAACAAATTGATCTAGGCAAATACCTAGAGTAGCATTCCCGAAAGGGTTAACAGGAGAAAAAAATGGCAGACAAAAAAATAACGGCGTTGACCGATCTAGGTAACGCATTAGCAAGTGCAGACTTGTTTCACGTAGTTGACGATCCGTCAGGTACACCAATCAACAAAAAAATAACAGCAGAAGATGTCTTTAATAATATTCCATCTTGGATAGGATTAAAAGATACTGCTCAAACAATTACTGGTGATGGTTCAACATCAACAGCAGTAACACTTACTGAAAGTACAACTTTAGTTAACGCAACTTCAGGTGCAGCTCCAGTAACAGTAGGTGACGGCGCTGATGGTCAAGTTAAAATTATTATTAATAAATCAACTTCAGGTTCAAACGCAGTAACAATTACACCTGATAATTTTGTTTCAGGTACAACTGTAAACATAGACGCACCAGGTAGAAGTGTGATTTTATTTTTTAAAGATAGTAACTGGAATGTAATTGGCGGTAACGGACAAGTAGTCGCTTAATTTGAGGAGATATTATGGCAATTGATGAAAAAATATTACAAGAAGAATTAACAACTTTAAAATCTGATTTTGATAAAACAAAAAAACAAATTGAAAGCATTGAAAAAGAAGTTATAGGTATGAGAAATAATTTAAATGCTCTTTACGGTGCTATTCAACAAACTGAAAAATTATTAAAGTTAAGTAGGGAAAACAAAGATGGTAAAAAAGTTTAAATCTTTTGTAAAAGAAGAAGAACTAAAAGACTTTGAAGAAGACTTGCTGGGTGAAACACCACCTAATACTGCTGACGCAATGAAACGTTATAAGGCAGGTAAGGCAGGTTTTACAGATAAGGCACATCTAAAAGCAAAAGGATTGATACCTCGTTCAGATGGACAAAAAAAGGTATCAGACAAATATAAGTAGAGGAGAACAATGAAAACTTTTAAACAACACGTAAAAGAAGGTATGTCACCGTTGGGCGTTGGAGTTACTACATCTAATTCAGTTGAAGATGGCTCTATTGGTGTTCATAACATAGAAAACGCTGACGTACTTAAAAGAGTAAATGCTTTCGTGGGTTCAATTGCAGAAAGAGAGTTTATTAAACCTCAACACGCTGTAGATGAACTTAGAGAGAAATTACATAGAATAGGTTTAACAGTATCGCCAGTTGATTTAAACGGTGATAATGGTAAAGTAACTGCTGAAGTGAAACAATTTGGTGGGAGATTTGGTAAAGATACCGATGGATCCGATATTAATGATGATGGTATATCTCATAGAAAAGAAAGTGGTTTAAAACTAGAAGTTAGTTACGAAACACTTAAAAACGGAACATCTAAGGTCTACGCTAAATTAGTGTAGTCAATGTTCAAAGAGATAACCAAAGATAATTGGCTGTTATTTGCACAACAAAATTATGATAATCCTACCTTACAAAAGGAACAGGAATTTTATGATGATATTAAACGGTTTAAATATCTTAAAAGGTTATTTCGTAAGTATAAGATAACCAAAAAAATTAAAGTAAGACTAGCAGTTAATCACGTAATAGTCTTAGCAAATGTTTTTGGAGTTGAGGCAGCAGTAACTTTATTATTGTTTAAAATAGATAGAGTTTATTGGCCTTATTTAAAATCTATACTTAATAATTTGAACTATCTGTATCCACACGAATTACATAATGTAAATACAGATAAACAAATAGATGAACTTTTAAATAAGGAATTAAATGGCTAGTAGATTAGTTGATACATTAATAACTTATCGAGTTATCAAATTACTTGTAACACCTTTTGAAAGACAAGAGGCGTTTAAACAAGGTATAATTGATAAAGACGGTAATGTATTAAAGAAAAATAAAGAATTAAAAACTGAAAATGAAAAAAAAGCCTATACTTATTTACATAGATTTGTTTTTAATTTAAAAAGAATACTTAAAAAAGTAGGTTTAGGTAGTAAATTAGGTTCTTTTGCTGTTGCTCTAGCATTACTTTTAAAAGAAAAAAAAGAGTATGAACCACATAAGACACTTATTGAAAGTGCCGTTATTACTTATTTAAAAGAAACAAATCAATACGAGCAACTATTAACAGAACAAGGCGAAGTTAAACCTATCTATGAAACAGAACCATTAATGACTTGTTTTGGTATTGATGTGTATGAAAAAGATGGACAACTTTATTCGGAGGACGAATATGAAAAGTTTTAAAGAAATAGCACAAGACATAGTAAGTAGAATGGAAGAAGACGCTCCAGCAAATTCAGTTGCAGGTGGTGGTGTTGACTTGGCTCCTAATGCTGCTGTATCACAATCTCCTCATATGATACGTAGAAAAAAAGAACAAGGTGATGAACAAGAAAAAATATCTAAAAAGATAAGTCAAATGGTCAAAGAAAATAACGATAATAATAATGTACTTTTAAAACAAGTATTAGATGGCCTTGATAGAGTTGATACTAAAATAGATGAAAAGATTTATGGTAAAACTGAAATTAAAATAGAAGAAAAAAAAGAATACAAAACTTTTAAGGACAAATATAATGCCTAACGCTGGTTCTTTCCAAGAGTGTGAATACAATGAAGACTGGAAAGATGAAATGTATATAAGATATGGGTACACATATGAAAATTAAAACATTAAAAGAATATATTAGTTATATGGGTGGTTATAGAATTGGTTATGTAGATAATATATCTCCAATGGTTAGTTTAGGTGATACACCACCAAAAGGCCAAGCAGGTAAAGATAGTAGAGGTGTTGGTTTAAATGCCAATTATACATCACAGGCCGCTGGCACAATGAGGCCATTTATAACAGCTAATAAAGAATATGATTTAAAAGATAAAGCTTTGTATATGAAACTTGTAAGACAGGCTATGTCAGTTATGCCAGGTTCTGAAAAACAAAAACAAATTAAAAAAGAAATTGAAAGAGTACAAAAAAGATTAGGTATTAGAGAAGACACAAATAGAATACCAAGAAAACCAGGACAGAAAGCTGGTTCAGATAAACATTCAGATTTATATACAGATGAAAATCCAAAAGGCACAATACACGGTTTAGGTTTTACAGACGCTGAAACGGCAAGAACATCTGTAAACAAAATAAAGAACTCTGGTAAATCACACGCACACAAAATTCAAGCGGCTATCGCAATGTCACAAAGAGCGAAAGTTGCTAGTGAAAGAGCAAAAGACCCTAAAAAGAAAAAAGATTTAGGTGCCGCTCATAGAATATATCAATCATTTATAGATACTAACAAAAAGAAGGACTAATATGGAACTATTAATAGCTTTAGCAATGAAATTTTGGCAGTGGTCATTATTAATATTATGTGTTATCATAGGATTTATTATAAACTTATTAGATAAAAGAAAATCTAATTTAAAGTTTTCATACGAAGAACTACCACATTTACAACCAGTAAGAATTGCTACCAAAGGAAAAGGATTTTGGAAAGGTATTATTATGTGGTTAATGTCAACAAGAAATTGGGAACTAACAAAGAATTGGAGATACAATATAAATGGTACTGAGTATGTAATACCAAAAGGTTTTCAATTTGATGGTGCAAGTATACCAAAATTTTTAAGAACGTTTTTTTCACCAGTTGGTGTGTTATTAATTGGCGGTCTTGTACACGATTATATGTACAAGTATGCTGCTTGTAAACCAGCAGATAAATCGGGTTCACTTCTATTAGTAAATCAAAAAAGAGCAGATCAAATCTTTAGAGATATAAACATAGAAGTAAACGGTTTCTATTTTATGAATTACCTTGCTTATTGGTCATTAAGACTAGGTGGCTTTGTAGCTTGGAATGGTCATAGAAAAAGAAACGAACAAATAAAGTAACAAAGGAGAAACTAATATGGAATGGTTAAAAGCTAGAATGAAAGAGTTATCATCATTACACGGTGGTGCTTTAATAGCTATGGGTCTTATAATTTTATTTGCAAGTCCTATTGCTAAAATGGCCGCTTGGGCTTCAATCGCTTGGGGTCTGTGGGCTATCTGGAAGAAAGACTAAACTATGTTAAGTTTTAGATTATTTTTTATTGGACTACTCATCAGCGCCGTCATAGGCGCTGGTGCTTATGTTATGAAGTTACAAAGAGATAACATTATTCTAAAAGAAAACGCAGTTAAATTAGAATCTGCCATATCAGAACAGAAACAAGTTATTGAAAATCAAAAGAAAGACTTTGCTGAAATATTAGAAGCAAATAAAAAGATAAATGAATTAGTCAATAATCTCAAAAAAGACTTAGATGATTTAGATAAAAGATTTAATAAGAAAGAAAGAGATATTGGTAAACTGGCCATTGAAAGAACAAAGGTCATAGAAAGAATTATAAACAAAGGTAGTGAAAACGCTAAAAGATGTATTGAAATCGCTAGTGGTTCACCATTAACGGAAGAAGAAAAGAATGCTACAAAGAAGTCAGAAATCAATCCTGAATGTCCTTCTATTGCTAATCCCGCTTATATTCCTTACTAATTGTAGTGGAGTAAAGCAGTTAAGCATATTTAAAGAAGAAGTCAAAAGACAAGAACTTAATTTAGAGAAACCAACACCTCTACAATTAGAACAGATTAAATGGATTATTATAACATCTGAAAATGCTGATGAAGTATTTAAAAAGATGGAAGAACAAG